ATCTTAACAGACAGACAGACAGACAGACAGACAGACAGACAGACAGACAGACAGACAGACAGACAGACAGACAGACAGACAGACAGACAATTCCATATGCTTGCTATATGGCAGACCTGTTAGGAATAGACAGGAGAATAAACAAGCAGAACGAAAAGTACAAGAGTTTGCAGATGGGAGTTATCCCTAGCGGTTCAGAATACAGGTTACGCAGATTAAATGGAGAATTGACGGATAGCAAAGGCAATTACAGTCAGTTTAATCAAGAAAAATATAAATTCTTTCTTGACGCACCATTTGAGATAAGTGACTTATGTTGCGACATTATGAAGAAAAAGCCTGCACACGACTATGAAAAAGAAACAGGCAGAAAGCCTATTATAGCGACTATGGCAAGCGAAAGTGTTATGCGTACACAGAAATGGTTACAAGATGGTTGTAATGCTTTTAATGTAACAAGACCACATAGCAATCCTATGAGCTTTTGGACAGAACAAGATGTGTTGCTTTACATTAAAGAAAATAATCTGCCAATATGTTCCGTTTACGGCGAAGTAGTCACAGATTATGAAGCTATGGGGCAATGTGAAAATCAGATGTCACTTGCTGATTTTGGAATTTTTGATAAGGAAAGACCATTGCTAAAGACTACAGGTTGTCAAAGGACAGGTTGCGTACTATGCGGATTTGGCTGTCATTTGGAAAAGGAAAGCAGATTTTTGAGGCTAAAAGAAACACACCCTAAATTTTACAACTTACTGTATCACTTAAAAAATAATGGTGTGACATACGCAGAAGCTATTGATTGGGTAAACGAACACGGAAATATGAATATTAAGTATTAAGGAAGTGAAATGTAAATATGAAACAAAATCCAATAATAATTGCGTGCGAATTGTGCGGAAAGCCACAGCAAAAAGATGAATCACGTTCTAACGAAAATTGGAATGTTTATGACACAAAAGCTGTTTGTGAGTGTGGCGGAAAATTCAAAATAATGTCAAGAGAGGATGCAGAAAAATTAAGGAATGAAACTTAAATGTATAGCAACAGGAAGTACAGGTAATTGCTATGCCTTAACTTCCGACAATGAAGAAACACTTATCCTTGATTGTGGAATCTCAATTAAGGAAATCAAGAAAGGCTTGGATTGGAACATAAGAAATGTGGTTGGCTGCATAGTCAGCCACGTTCATTCAGACCACAGCAAGTCAGTAAAGGATTTTAAAGCTATGGGAATACCAGTATTTGCCCCATACATAAGCGAAAAACCTATGAAAATTGGTAATGGAGATTTTAGAGTACAGGCATTTGACCTAACAACAATAGACGGAAGCTGGACGCACACCAATGCAGACGGAACACCTTGTCCGATATACGGCTTTTTAATCACTCACCCGGAAATGGGGAAAATGCTTTACATCACTGACACAGAATTGATTAAGTGGAAGTTTAAGGGCATAAATCACATTTTACTCGGTGTGAATTATGACAAGGATTTAATCGACAGGGATAACACAGGCAAAGCCAATCACGTTTTCAGAGGTCACTTATCCATTGACACAGCTTGTGGCTTTGTTAAGGCGAATTATTCAGACAGCTTGCAGAATGTCATAATGTGCCATTTATCGAGAGAAAATTCCGACAAGGACTTATTTATCGAAAAGATGAAAAAAGTTGCTTGTAGGGTAAATGTGAGCGTTGCAGGAGCCAATAAAGAATGGATTCTAAAAAATCCGAATGAGTGCCCGTTTTAGAAAGGAGTAAACAAGCATGAAAGTCAAAGAATTAATCGAAGAATTAAGCAGATACAATCCTAACGCAGAGATTGAATGTGCATATAACAATAACACGTTCAGCATTAATGAAATTGTGGATGAAACGTTTGCAACATTTTATCCTACGGTACTTATAGGGCTTGAAAATCAAAATCCGAAAGGAAACTAGAAAACATGATTAAAGGCAGAAAAGTCTACGACCCACTGACAGATACTTGGAGTACTGGATATTGGATTGTGGACGGCAAAGGAAATTATTACCCGGTGTGGTAGAGAGGAGCAGAAATGAATATTGACGAAGCGATAAAAGATTTTAGGTACGATGCCGAGAACAATCGTGCCGATTTAGACTTAGAGTTTGCTAAGGAGAATGAGCAGGTTGCAAAATGGCTCACGAAACTAAAAGCATATGCGGACTTAGAGGAGCAGGGCAGACTAATTAAGTTACCTTGTAAAGTGGGAGATACAGTCTATTGTATTGAAGATAAAAGAGTATGGAATTGTATAGTAGAAAAAATTTCCATTTCCCGGACTAATAGTGCAACAATAGAAGTAACCTTTCCAATTGAAACGCCTGATATTGCCGCAATCGAATACGAAATAGACGATTTTGGAGAATATATATTTCTTACAAAATCCAAAGCCGAAGCAAAACTGAAAGAATTGCGAGGTAAGAATGAATAAAAGAAAAGCAATACCTAAAAAAGTGAGACAATCTGTATATCTCATGTATAACGGACATTGCGCTTATTGCGGCAAGCAAATTGACTACAAAGATATGCAGGTAGACCATGCAACGCCGCTTAGGATAGGTGGAACAGACGACATTTCAAATTACATGCCAGCTTGTAGGAGCTGCAACCATTATAAAGCCACTCTAGATGTCGAGGGATTTCGAAAGTATCTTTCAGAAATACATAAAAGGCTTATGCGTGACAGCATACCTTATCAAGTGGCGGAGCGGTTTGGAATCGTTAAGTATGTGTCTGACGATGTAAAATTCTATTTCGAAGAATTGAGAGGTGGAGAAAATGAAAGTAGTAATTGACATACCTAAAGATTTCACAGGAGATTATATTGCTGACAAATTCAAAGATTTCTTTTCAAGGGTTATTGCGGATATTGATTGCAAAGGTATGTGTGGTAGATACGAGAAAGAAATTGCTGAAATGTTTTTAAAAGCATTTGATGATAGCGAAGAAAAAACTTCTTGCAACTGCCAACGCAACAGCAATTCAAGAGATAATGAGCATTGTTACAGATGTGATAGCAGATACACCAATGCTGACAGGATAAGGAATATGTCGGATAAAGAGTTAGCAGAGTTTCTTATAACTTTTAAGAACACATTCGGCGAAGAATACGAGGGAGAAGCTAGTTGTATGGAATGGCTTCAATCAGAAGCGGAATAGGAGAGAATATGAAGAGAGTTAAATCAACACCGGGAACGGTGGTATTCAAGAGTAAGAAACATCATGTATCATTCGCCTTTGGAATAGGCAAACACTGGGGAGCAACCTTTGGCACAGAGTACTATGAAAGTTGGGATTGGCACCATTTTGTTATAGGCTTTACGATAATTAAATTTTTTGTTGCATTCAAAGTTAATTGGAGAATCTTCGGAGAAGACTATGACAGAGACGAAATGTATTTTGAAATGTACGACTGAAAGGAGAAAATATGGAAGATAGATATTTATTCAAGGCTAAGAGAGTTGACGATGGAGAATGGGTTACAGGCTCTTTAATTACTTGTGAAGATGGAACATGCAAGATTGCGACAAGTTGTTTAGAGGGTAAAGCCGATGAACCAATACTTGTGTGTGCTTATGATGTGGACAGAGACACCATCTGCCAATGTACAGGCTTAAAGGATAAGAACGGCAAGCTGATTTGGAAGAATGACATTGCAAATTGCATGGATGCAGAATGCTGTGGCTACATTAGTTGGAATGAAAGCGAAGCAGGTTTTTACTTTAATGTATTGCTTGAAGATGGAAGATTTGAAGAAGAGCATATTTACGATTATCAGGATTGTATGGAGGTTATCGGCAACATTTTTGACAATAAAGAATTATTAGAAAGCGAGGGATAGTATGGCAAAGATATTTAGATTTAGCGGCTATTTAGTTTCCAATCGTGAAAATATTTCACTAGAAGATATATATGATGACATAAGTAATGTGGGATATGCTGAAAACTGGCAACAGTTACATATCGAAGAGTCGGAAGAATTTAATCTTGATGGCGAAGATAAGTCAAACTGTGACCTTGCGTTACTCACAAGGCATTTTAAGGCAGATAACATCAGTACAGAATTTGACAGACCTTTACCACAGAAAGGCGAGAAATATAAGCATTTCAAGATTGGCAAGATTGTTACTATTATCGGTATTTCAAGGCACACAGAAACAGAGGAAATATCAGTTGTATATGAACATGAGGGACATATCTGGAATAGACCTCTTGAAATGTTTATGAGTGAAGTTGATAAGGAAAAATATCCTAATGCAGAACAGAAATACAGATTTGAATTAGCAGAAAGTGAGGGAAATTAGATGAATCGTGTAATTTTATGCGGGAGACTGACTAGAGAACCGGAGGTCAGATATTCGCAGACAGTAAACGGAAGTATGGCAGTAGCACGGTACACATTAGCTGTTGACCGTAAATTCAAAAAAGAGGGCGAGCAGAATGCAGATTTTATTAATTGCATTGCGTTTGGAAAATCGGGAGAATTTGCCGAAAAATATTTCTTTAAGGGAATAAAAATTGCAATCAGCGGCAGGATTCAGACTGGAAGTTATACGAACAAAGACGGTCAGAGAGTTTACACGACTGATGTAGTTGTTGAAGAACAGGAGTTCTGCGAAAGCAAACAGAATCAGCAGAGTAGCGGCATAATTCAGCCGAACAGTAATGTTGACAGCAATGGATTTATGAGTATCCCGGACGGAGTGGAAGATGAGGGATTACCATTTAATTAAGGAGCGTGATGAAATTTGAATTATCAAAGCATTAGGCAGGCAAAAGCGATTGAACAGAACAATAAAAAACGTTTATTAGAAGTCAATCCAAAGCTTGACGAGGAGAGCGGCATATACTTTTTGACACGAATTGATGAAAACGGATTCAAGTATGCCTATATCGGGCAGGCTGTACATATTTTGACAAGGCTTTCACAGCATCTTGTCGGATACCAACATATTGACCTTTCACTTAAAAAGCACAAATTGTACTCAAAAAGCAATCCTTGTGGCTGGAAGATAGGATTTCTGCATTTTCCTAAGTCGGAACTGGATAAACAGGAACAGCATTATATCAAAGCATATGCCGATTATGGTTATCAGTTGCGAAATAAAACAAGCGGTTCGCAGGGCGAGGGCAAGGCACAGATTGATGATTACAAGCCGTCTAAAGGCTACCGTGACGGCATACAGCAAGGCAGAAAGAATCTTGCAAAGGAACTGTCACACATTGCAGAAAAACACCTTAAAATCGAAATCAGAGAAGATAAGAGATATAACAAGGTGTCGCAGAAGCAGTATGAGAAGTTTATGGATTTGCTGAAAGCGGGTGATTCAGTTGAAAGATAACCAGTGCAGAGCTTACAAACACACATACAAATGCCCGAAAGACAAGTGTGACGGCTGTCATCGGCGCATGAGCAGATTCTATTTGATACAGGAAATCGTAGAAATTTTGATGAAATCAGACACACCAATTGGAGAGGATTAATGCAAATGAAAATCAAAAGCATAATAAAAGGAATCGTAAGAGGTTTAGTCGTAATAATGTTTGCCACAGGAACATTTGTGATTTGCAAATTGATGATTTCCGTATATTTTCATCAGATTATTACATTTCTGCTTGTAGTTGCGGCTATATCACTGATATGCTGGGCATTTGAGTGATAGGAAAGGATATGACATGACAAAAAATGGACAGTTTGAAATAACTGATTTTTTAAGAAAGGAAAGCCGATTATGACAGATGATACAAAACACGAAATACAAATCTTACTTGACCTGTTAAAATCCAGCCTTACACGGAACGGCGTAAGCATGGCAACTGACAGAGAGGGAAATTTGATGTTTTTTGATACCGCAGAATATAACCGAAGCGGTGGCAAGTCATTTGACGGATTTAGAATCAATATTAATGATTTAGTAAAGTAACGAAGCAACGGAACTTGAATAACAGATAAGGGGCGATAATATGGCAATATATCGAAATGTCCAATTGGCATTTTGGACGGATAGCAAAGTTGAAGACGATTTTACACCGGAAGACAAGTATTTTTACATGTACATTTTAACTAATCCACAGACGAATATCTGCGGGTGCTACGAAGTGAATTTTTCGCAAATGGCAAGACATACAGGCTATAGCAAAGACACTATCGTAAGGCTTCTTGAGCGGTTCGACAAAGTACACAATGTTATAAAATACGATTCAAATACGAAAGAGATACTGATATTGCGGTGGTACAAATACAATTGGAATAAATCGGAAAAAGTTCTTGCAGGAGTATTGAGTGCGGCAAAACGGATTAAATCTGAAAAATTCAGAAAATACGTTAATGATATTGTTGATTCAATCAGAAATGACACACCATTATTAGACCACAGCATTGAAGAAACATCTGATACCAATTTGCCCGACAATGCAAATGAAAAGGAAAACAATGTGGTGTATATGAATGTTATCGACTACTTGAATAAAAGATGTAATACTAAATACAGGTACAATACGCAGTCAACGAAACGGCATATACACGCAAGGATAGAAGACGGGTATAAAGAATCTGATTTTTACGAGGTAATAGACAAAAAAGCGGGTGAATGGTTGGGTACAGATATGGAAAAATATTTGCGTCCGGAAACCTTGTTCGGAACAAAATTTGAAAATTATTTGAACCAAAATATAGTACCTAATAAAAATTTCAGTAAGGGTACTATTGATTGGGACAATGTGTAAAGGCAGGTGGCAATGATTGACAAGAGAAGAAACAGTCAAAATCATTCGGATTATGTGCGACAGCTATCCGAATTATAAGCCGAACAATATTTCAGAAACGGTTGACGTGTGGTGCATGATGTTAGAGGATTACAACTACAATCAAATTTCGGTTGCGTTAAAAGCTTACGTAACATCGGATACAAGCGGATTTGCGCCGAGTATAGGAGAGCTGATAGCAAAAATACAAATGATTTCACAGCCGCAGGAATTGAATGAAATGGAAGCATGGAGTTTAGTGAGTAAAGCATTGCGGAATGGTACATATGGTGCAGTTGAGGAGTTTTCAAGGCTTCCGCCGACCGTTCAAGAAGCTGTTGGGAATCCCGACAATCTAAGAAATTGGGCAACGTCCGATTACAAAGCGATTGAAACCGTAATACAGTCCAATTTTATCAAAACTTACAGAAGCGTTACAAGCCGGGCGGAAGAAATTAAAAGAGTGCCGGCAGAAATTCAGAAACTTATCGAAAAAGTAAATCAAAATTCACTAAAGGCTCAAATCGAGCAAAAATACCAAAACAATACAAATCTTCTTTCGGACAAGAATAAGCCGTCTATGAGCGATACAGAAGACGTAGAAGCATATTCAGAACCACCGAAAGAATTTGAAATTTTAAAAGACAGTTTGAGGAAATAAAATGGCATTAACGCAAAAAGAAATTAGTCATAATTGTTACAAAAGGCGCAAGGACAATGGATTGTGTCCACGTTGTGGCAAACCACTTGACAGAATCGGACATTATTGCACTAATTGTTTGGAAAAATCAAACGAATATTCGAGAGAGGTTCGTGAGTGGTGCAAGCAAAACGGGATTTGCCCGGAGTGCAAAAAAAACAAGTTATTTGGTGATGAGCATATTTGCCCGGAATGTTTGGCAAGAAAAGCTATGTACCGCGCAAACAATCCTACATCGGACGAAAAGCGAAAAGAAAATAATGAGCGATTAAAAAAACAGCAGAAAACGCTGTATCAACAGCGGAAAGAGCAAGGCGTTTGTACCCGGTGTGGTAAACGCCCGGCGGTGAAATCTAAAGCAAAATGCGCAGTATGCTTAAAAAGGGACGCTCAAGTGCACAGAAAGCAATATTACGGCAAAATAGATATAAAAGAGTATCGCAAAGCTAATAATCTATGCTACCACTGCGGCAATCCTATAGACCGTGAAACAGGGCAGTTGTGCCAATCGTGTTGGGATAAATGCCGTGAAAATGGATTAAAAATCCCACATGATAATACATACTGGCGGCAGGACAATAACATAGTTTTTAAATGGAATCGAGGTGCTAAAAATGAACATAAATAGCGCAACTGACAAAGGCTGTGATAAATGCAAGCATAAGTTTTATTTAGGCACAAATAAGCAAGGTGCGGCAATTTACGGTTGTAAAAACCGTACTGGTAAATGCCCGGAGCGCAAAAACAAATAATTGAAAGGAAACGGCTTATGAATTTTTCGGAATTAACTAAGCCGGAACTTGAAAAAATTATCGAAAATGCCAACTTTACAGAAGAGGAAATGCAAATATTTAAAATGTTAGCTTGCGGCAAGAGCTTGGAACAGATAAGTCAAAAAATATTATTATCAAAAGCCACGGTTTCTCGCCGCATAGTTGACATAAAAAACAAAATAGAAAGGACTGATAACATGAATAAAACAATCCCGATTTGGGAGAAAGCATTGTTGACGGTTGAAGAAACAGCAGAATATAGCAACATTGGACTTAATAAAATTAGAGAATTACTGAATCAACCTGGCTGTACGTTTGCCTTTTTTGTAGGCAAAGGGAAATGCCTTGTTAAACGTAGGGAATTTGAAAAATTTATTGATAAAACAAGAGAAATATAATCATACGTTGAAATATGAGCCGTGATGTAGTAATATGTGATTGTTATGCCACGGCTTCTTTTTTGAAAGGAGCTATATACATGGGAAAAGATTTAAAAGGCAAAGAATTGGGAGCAGGAATTACTCAGCGTAAAAATGGAGCATATCAAGGTCGGTACAAAGATAGATTCGGAAATGTAAAGACGATTTACAATAGCAAGTTATCTGATTTACGCAAAGAACTTGCTATTGCAATTGCTGACAACGAAAATCTATTCAGTATCCGTAATGAAATTACTCTTGATGAGTGGTTTAAAAAATGGGTAGAATTATATAAAAAGAAAAGTGTACGCCCCAACACGCTTAGGGAATACACTCACATTTACAATAAAAATATATCACCTTTTTTGGGAAATGGCAAGATAAATTCGTTTGTCAAGTCGGATATACAGCAACTTATTGATACTGCCAGTGACAACGGATATAAATATGAACGTCAAAACAAAATCAAAGTCATTTTGTCTGATATGTTTGGCAGGGCAATGGAAGATGAGTTGATGATAAGGAATCCAGCAAAGGGCGTTAAGTTAAGAGCAAATAAAGAGATTAATGCAAAAGCATTAACACTTCAACAGCAAGATATGTTTTTTGAAGTTTGTGCCGGCACTTTTTATGACAATTTATACAACGTTGCCGTCAATACCGGATTGCGACCGGGAGAGTTATTCGCACTCACAAAGGAAGATATTGATTTTGAAAATGGGTACATAAATGTTAATAAAACATTGGTGTATCAAAAATATCTTGACGATGAGTGCAAAACATTTCATATCGAACCGCCAAAAACGAAACAGAGTTATAGAAAAGTTCCTATAAATCGCAAATGCCGCAAATATCTTGAAAAGCAATTTGCATTAAAAGATGTTGTCAGTAAGAAACGGCCTAAACAGCAGAATGATTTTTTATTTGTTACTAAATTTAATACACCGATAAATTCTCAAATTTATTCTGCTTCAATTAAAAGAATTGTTGAGCAGATTAATCTTACAAGAGAATTTGCAGATGAATTTCCGGTTTTTAGTGGGCATACATTTCGACATACATTTGCCACACGATGTTTTGAAGTTGGAATACAGCCGAAAGTTGTTCAATCATATTTAGGTCATGCAACACTTAAAATGACAATGGATTTATATACGCACGTAACAGAAGAAAAATCTGCAAATGACATTGAACGTATCGTTGAAAATGATAGGAATAATGTAATAGATTTTGGATTGAAAGTATGTTAGTGTGTAAATAGTGTGTAACTTACACACCAATTCCAAAAAGAAATCCAGTAAATAAGCGGCTTCGTGGGTAATTTTATGTTGAAACTGGTAGAACTATTACGTATACCAAAGCACACCGTATGAGTGGCACTAAACCGCATGGTTGAGCCGCAAGCCCACATTTTAAGCGGATTTAAAGAAATTACAAAATTTCACAAAATTTCACGAAATTTCACAGCAAAAGTGTGTAAATGGTGTGTACGATATAACTTACACACATACAACCGAATAAATAGCCGTGGCATGACTCAAATATGAGAAGAACATGATAACGTTCTTCTCTTTTTTTATGCCAAAATGTAATTGTAAGGAGGAAGCGCTTATGTTTTCAGACGAAGTTTTAGAGAAGATTTTTGCAAGAAAAGAATTACAAAGCTTACCTCTGCAAGTTCAGTCAAGCATAATCCATGCGATTGAAAATGTTTTAGAGGAGGACAGCAAAAATGCAGATAAACAATCCGTATCAGCAACCGGCAATGAATTATAACCCGGGATATGCCGCATATCAGTACAATCCTATGGCAAATATGCAGAGATACCAACAGCCGGATACGCAAATTCAACAGCAGATTCCACAATTTCCGCAGCCACAGCAGACAATCGGCATAAACGGCAAGATTGTAGCGGCAGTTGAAAATATTACCGCAAATGATGTGCCTATGGACGGTTCAGTTGCCTTTTTCCCAAAGCAGGATTTGTCGGAAATCTATGTAAAAGGTTGGAACGCAGACGGAACAATCAGAACGATTGTGTATAAGCCTTATACAGAGCCTTCAAACAATACAGCGGTAAATTCTATGGGCGGCACAGAAAAATCAAAATTTGACCTATCAGAGGAAAGCACAGAGGTATTAATGAACAGGTTTGATAGTTTGGAAAATAGATTAAGTGAAATCGAGCAGTTTATGACGACTAAAACATCGGCAAAAAGCACGGCTAAATCAAAAAATAGCCCAAAGCAGGACGGTGGGGGTGAAGATGAATGAACCCAGTTGAGCTTATTCGATTAATAAAAAGCGGCAATCCGCAACAGGTCCTTTCACAAATGATGAATAGCAATCCTCAAATATCAAACAATCCTATGGCCCAAAATGCTATTAAGATGTACCAAAACGGGGACACGCAGGGGTTGAAGATGTTGGCAGAAAATCTTTGCCGCGAACAGGGAATTACAACCGATGAAGCAAAACAGCGAGTTTTAAGTATTTTTAATCGTTAGTACATTTTGGGTTGTGCGCACATAATAACCGGTTATCCCATTTGTAAATATATTTCAATGGAGGTAAACAAAATGTTTAACACAGGTGCAATGCCTAGTCTTGCTGATATTGCGGCAGTAACGGGCAATAAAAATGACGGTGGCTGGGGCGACGGCAACGGCTGGTGGGTTCTTATTATTCTTTTTGCCATTTTTGGCGGCTGGGGCAACGGCGGCTGGGGTGGTAATGGTGCAAATGGCGGTGCAACACCTTATGCCACAAGCGCTTTAACGCAGGCAGATTTACAGAGAGGATTTGATACACAGTCAATCGTGTCAAAGCTTGACGGAATCTCAAACGGACTTTGTGACGGATTCTATACACAGAATACCGCGCTTATGAACGGATTCCACGGTGTCGATAACGCTATCTGCAACTTAGGCTATCAGACACAGCAGGGATTTAACACAACAAACGTTGCGTTAATGCAGGGACAGAATGCTTTGCAGTCACAGCTTGCTAATTGTTGCTGTGAAACGAGAGAAGCCATTCAGGGTGTAAATTACAACATGGCACAGAATACTTGTGCATTACAGAATACAATGAATAGTAATACACGAGATATTATCGACAGCCAAAACGCAGGAACAAGAGCCATTCTTGATTATCTCTGCAATGAGAAAATTTCCAGCTTACAGGCAGAAAACAACGATTTACGCAGAGCGGCTTCACAGGATAGACAGAGTGCATTACTTACTACTGCAATGGCTTCGCAGACACAGCAGATTATTAATGCAGTCAATCCGGCGCCGATTCCGGCATATCAGGTGCCGAACCCTAATGTATATTACGGTTGTGGTTGCAATAGCGGTTGCGGCTGCTAATTTACTAAATAATCAAGTATCTTAATCAAATTGAGTTTTTTCGAGTTTCACTCGGAATAAAACTCAAAAGGTTATGTCTGCTAATGCAGTATTACAATGTTCCCGACACCAATGTCGGGAAGACAGGGCAGACTTCAAGAAAGTTTGCCCTTTATTTTGTGAAAGAGAGGTATTATTTTATGGCAGAATTTACAGGAATTGCACTTCAAACTGTTGCGCAGGGAGAAGATGTTGCATTTACAGAAACACCGGTTGCTGGTTCAAATTGCATTACGCACAGACAGGGAAGCGGTATTGTTAAATTGAGAGGACTTACAAACCAGTGCCGGGCAAGATTTTTAGTATCTTATTCCGGGAATATTCAAATCCCGACAGGTGGAACGGTTGAAGCTATTTCTCTTGCTATTGCGATTGACGGTGAGCCGCTGCAGTCAACTCGTATGATTGTTACACCGGCGGCAGTAGAGAACTTCTTTAATGTTTCGGCACAGGCATATGTAGACGTTCCACGCGGTTGCTGCGTTACGGCAGCGGTACAAAATACATCTGCACAGGCAATCGAAGTTCAGAACAGCAATTTAATTGCAGTCCGGGAAGCATAAGGGGGCGGTTTTATGGATATTATGAGAATGCACGACATGATTGAAAAACTGTCTGAATGTGCCAAATGTGAAATTGACAAAGGAATTGAAAATATAGACCCGTGTGAAATGGGACAGGTTACAGATATGATGAAAGACCTTGCAGAAGCAATGTATTATCGTACATTGATGAAATCAATGGAAGAATCGAGTGCAGATGAAACAATGGAAATGTTTGAGCGGCTTGGTGACGGCAGAAGATTTTATGATAACTACCGCTATTCAAACGGCAGATTTGCACCGAAAGGCAGAGGAACGCGCCGGGGATACGATGAACCTCCGTATTTCCACATGACGCCGGAAATGTACCGCGGAATGGAACATGACAGGGATATTGACCGCGATTATGGAAGAATGTATTACACAGAACCGGCGACAAGCGGCATGAATATGACCGAAAGCGGCTATGATAAAGCGAAGCGGCACTATACAGAAACCAAAGAAATGCACAAAGCAAATACTGCAGAGGACAAAGAACATAAGATGAAATCGCTTGAAAACTACATGAAAGAGTTGTCCGGCGATATTACAGAACTGCTTACAGACATGACGGCAGAAGAACGTACAATGCTGAAAAGCAAGCTTTCAACGCTTGTAAGTAAAATGTAATGGCAATGGCTGGGAGTGCAAAAACTTCCAGCCAGTTTTTAAGGTGGTTGTGATGTTTAAAATCAATAATGTAGATTGGAATATAGTATTTACAGATAATTTAAAAAAATTAATGCGTTCTGACGGCTCTATAAGCCTTGCTGTGACCGATTGGAACGACAAGACTATATATGTATCCAACAAGCCAAAAGGGGCTTATTTGCGCAAAATAATAGCACACGAACTATGCCATTGTTTTTGCTTTTCTTATGGTGTGAGTATGCCGATTGAACAGGAAGAATTTATGGCAGACTGGATAAGCAAATATGGCACAGATTTGATTTATCTGCTTGATTATTTAATGGCAGGGATACAGAGGGGAGCGGCAGTGTAATGGATAAAATAGATAAGCTTCTTGAATATGTGCGCCGGACAAATCCCGAAATGACAAAAGAACGATTGATTTATGAATTGGGAGAGTGCCGGTATACAGCAAAATCATTAATTTTTACGGCAGAAAGCGTGAATTTGCAAAAAGAAAAAGATTTAAAAAGTTGATTTAAAGCTATCTACATGGTATAGTATTAGAAAACGCAATAAAGGGGTAGCGAAGTATGAAAACTTGTCCAAATTGTGGAGAACTGATAGGCGATAGCGTTGACCGTTGTTTTAACTGCAATTACAGCTTTAAGTACAAGAGCGTAATTAAGAAAGAAGCATTGCAGGAGTGCAGAAAGCAGGCAGAAAAAGAAATCGAAGAACTTAACCGGAAAAGGGAAGAAGAAAATGAGCGAAAAGAAGCTGTTATTAATGCTATTAAATCCGGCAGAATCACAAAAAACGATGTCATTAAAACAACCGGATTTGATTTTGTGGGATATAAAATTGTCAGATATTGCGGAATCGTAACCGATACTGCGTTATACAGTTTAGGCATGATGACGGATTAAAAAAATGCAATGAATTTTAAAGCGATGGTCGCAGGAAAAGAATATAGTGCATTTTCAGAAAAAGTGCAAACTTTTATAGATGAATTAATGAACGACATGGCATTAGAAGCCTTGTACAAGGGCGCAAACGGTTTAGTTGGAATATCATATAGCTGTGCGCCGTATTGGAATACCGGCGACATTTCATTAATGATTACAATGAGCGGAACGGCTGTCTGCATTGAAAAGGAGTAGAAACTTATGGCATTTACAAATAAACGCGGAGAAAATATTAGTTTTGAGTGTTCGGAGCTGATAGATGAGTTAAAATCGGATATTGAGGAGTTCGGCGGCGATAAAATTGTCGCCGCGCGGTGCAAGGATACGCACGGTGTAACGTTGTATGTTAATTATGATTTTATTGAACCGGAAGACCCGATAAAGAAATCGGAATTACAGGAAGACGAATACATACAGACCATGACGATGACAGCGTTGCTTATGCTGTTGGAACAACAAGACAAATTATTTTAAAAGCTATAGGGAGTGTTGCGGCACTTCCTATTTTTAAATTCTATGAGAAAGGGGAAACAATGCCGAGGAAAGCAGACACTACTATTATTGATAAAGTATATAACAATTTGAAAGTTGACAAATTGACGGACCAGTACAATTCATATCATAGAAGACTTTATGAATGTACTTGTTTGCTGTGTGGGAAGAAAAGACTTGCTACTAAACAAAATCTTCAAAGAAACGAAGTAAAGGATTGTGGAAATCATCGGGATTATAAGGATATTAAAAATAAACGTTTTGGCAAATTAGTTGCAGTATACGTTACCGACAAAAAAAGCCATACAAAAAGCAGATGTAAAATATGGCATTGTAAATGCGATTGCGGCAATGAATGTGATGTACATTATGATGATTTAAAAAACGGAAAGGTAAAAAGCTGTGGCTGTTTAAAAAACGAAAACATTCAAAAATTATACGCTTATGGTACTGCACCGTGCAAATTGAACGGAAATAAAATAAGAAAAACAAATACATCAGGGACAACAGGTGTTTGGTTTGATAAGTCAAGGAATAGGTGGTGCGCAGAAATAATGTTTAAAAAGACAAAATATTTTTTAGGGCGCTACAAAAGCAAAGAAGAAGCTATAAATATTCGGAAAATTGCAGAAGATAAAATTTTTGGCGAATTTTTAGAGTGGTATGAAAAAAAATAAAAATTACCGCTTGTCGTTTCCAGCAGGCGGTTTTTTAAATTTTCGCTCAATTTTTTATTCGGAAAAATTTTGAACCCCCCCGTCTATTTAGATTTTCAGCCCGGTCAATCCATTTTCAAAAATCCTCGATTTTTGAGCGGATTTTAAGCGAATTTTGCCGGCAGAATCCGCGAAAAGTTTTACGATTTTAACGTGCTAAAGTATGAAATATAGACTTGCTTCGGTGAATGGAAAACCTATTTTTTTTATGCCTGCAAGCTTGTAAAATGCCCGCAGTCGCCTTGTTATTTTGCTATGGTATAAAACATAACCGCATAAGGCATTTAAAGCCGTATAAGGCTATAAACAGCATAGAAGCATAACGACAAAACACCTTTATTTTGGCGGTTGTTGTCCCTGCTTGTGCTTTGCCCGCGTAGCTTTTACGCGCTGTATAACAGTATCCCGATTTTGGGCGTAGTATTCCCGGTTGTTTTCTGCTAAATTTTTGCGGCGTGCGATTCCTGCGCATTCCGGGCAACAGTATTTCCAGCGCACTGACATAAAAGTTTTACCGCATACTGGACAGATTCGGCTTGTTTTTTTGGTTGGATAACTGCAACCGCCTGCGTTCATTTCCGGCGGTGTCCTGCCGGCGCTTACGTTCAGTAGCACAGGCAGCGGAGCAGACCTCTACACCCTTGCAGCTTAAAAAGCTTTTGCCGCAAATGGTGCATTTTTTCATTTTTGGCATAGAATACCCCCTTTTATATTTTAAGATAACACAAAAAAAGCTATAAAAATAGCCTTGCATTTTTTTGGTATATATGCTATTATATTTTGCAAACGAAAGCTTGCGATGTGTGCGGCACTTCGATAAACCGTAACACGTGGTGTATTGAAATATGTTTTATATTTCGACATCATTTAGCCGCACACAAAAGCCCCAGATTGTTTTCGGGGCTTTTTAATTCTTCTTTTATTCTTCTAGAAGATACTTGTATGCCCTGTAAATTTCTTGGGCTTTGCTAATTTCTTTTATATTCCCAAAAAAATTTCGAAATAAAACGGCGTCGGGTTTTACAAACACCGTTACAAGTTCGGCTTCCCGGTCGTATTTAGAATATTTTCTTCTATCGGCTTTTACCCTACGATAAAAGTCGATACATGCCCCTATTGCTTGCTTTTGCACGTCTAAGAGATATAATTTATTTCCGAGTTTAATCGGTATATCTCTTGTTGTTCCATACGGCAGCTTGCCAATGTTGACATCGTCACCAGTATTTAAACTAATAAGTTTCATGCTCGTACCCTCCCTTTTAAAATACATCTGTTACTTTATATATAGTTTCATGGTATTCATTTTCGCTTGATACCACCTCTATAGTAATAGAAATATTTTCGTCATATACTTCCAACGTTTGCGCGCTGGAATATGGTATATTCCTAAAATCGCCGGTTTCTACGGCATAATCCGAATAATCTGGACTGTTTCCGTTCTCGTCCAAATATTCTGAATCGAAAGAACAGATTAAATTTTCATAAAAGTTTTCCTCCGTTTCCCATTCGCCGATTAAATTCCTTAAATTTTCGCGGAAATGTTCTTCCGCCTGTTCTATTGTGTACATAATAAGCCCACCTTTCCAGGTTTTCACCCTTGTTTTTTTATTTTATTATATCCAAAATTCGGATAAAAGCAAACCGGGGAGTTGAACCCCGGAAACTTGGCACCGTCTGCCACTTGCCTGTTGTTATAGAGCTTTTAAAAGCCCTATAAGCTCACTGCGCCGCGTTTGAATTAGCTTCTTTGCGGTGCAGAAGTTAATCTTTCCGCTGGATAAGCGTTCTAACTCTTTAGCGGCGCTTATATATGCGGAAAACTCTTTTTTATACGCGCTGTCAAATGCGCGTTCTTTTTCTACGTTTTCCGGCTCGGCTTCATATTCCTGTTGTGCCTTGTCGGCGGCTTTTTCCAGCTGCTCTAATTCTTCAATTTTTTTTATTAATTCTATATTATTCATAACATAGAACCTCCTTTTATTTTTTATAAAAAGCATTGGACGGAATCGAACCGCCCGCGCGCCTGTTCGCTATGCCTGTTTTCTATGCTTTTTTAAACATTTCCCAAGGTCCTGCAATCATGCCACCTTGGCAAGCAGCATATATTATAACTTCGCCGCTTTTTGTTATTTTGTACTTTTTAAAAGTACATTTTATAGAATGTTTGCGGTCATTAAAGCCGTAAACAAGTTTGTCCCCTATTTTCATATTGACGCCCTCTCTTTAATATTTACAAGGCTTTTCGTATCGGATAATTACAACCGTTTCACCCGTGCTTTTAAGTGTTCCGAATCCGTTAAACATTGGACCATTTAAGCCTAATATTTTAGGCTGGTTGTAAAGTTCCTCTCGTTGTGCTTCCGCCATTCTTCCGTTATTGTAGCCATATATAAGGCTCTTAAATTCTGCAGCTGTCTTAATTTCTGCCGGCAAATCGTAAACGCATTTGCCGCCATTTACTAATGTCCCTATAATCATTTTGAACCCTCCTTATAATATAATCATTAATCCTAACTCATTAGAGTTTTTTGCCCTGATTATATAGAAATCTTTAACTATATAATCAAAGTACTTTTTAGAAGCGGCTAACATTACGCCGCTATCTTCGCATTCTATTTTTTCTATTTCCTCATTCTTGTGAATTTCAAAAAAATCACAATGCATTGTGTTGAATAAATTTTCAAACCTCATAATCTTGCACCATTTCACCAACTGTGATATAGTTGATTTACCTTTCTTTTTGATTGGTGGCGGTTGTTTGCTTTGGTAGAGTTGCAACCGCCTTTTTTATATTGTCTTTCGACATTGTTATAATAACACATTAATTACATAATTGCAATACATAAATACAATAAAATTAAAATAATATTTAATTTAATGCAAAAAAATTGACTTTTATTGCAATATGTATTATTATATGTAATAGCATTACATTAATGAAAGGCGGATAATATGGATAATATTGAAATGTTAGAAAAGTACAAACAAAGGATAAAACGGCAAAACGAAAAAATAAAGCAGGACTACGACCGCGCGAGCGTAACACTCCCCAAAGGCACGAAAGACCGTATACAGGCATTGGGATACACCGTGAACGGATTTTTAAATTCTGCGGTATTGGCAGAGCTGGAAAGGTTAGAAGCAGAAGCACCGCAGGCGGTACAGCCGGAAACCGTAAAAGAAGAACAGCCGGAGCAGGCACAGCCAAAAGCAGACGCGCCGGAAGATGTGGCAGAATTAAATAATTGGTTGCACCAAATCCAAGAGGAAAACGAGCAAAAGCGCTTGCAAGAGGTCGCACGCAGGCAGGCGAACGTAGAAGCAGAAAACGGCTATGATTAATAAAATAGTTGCCGTTTAAAAAATTAAGCTATATAATCTATACAGAGCGGAACACGAACCGCCCGACAATTTAATATAGCACGTAAAAAAAAGAGAACCGCGCCCCCTCGGCGGTTCTCTTTTTTGCTTCTTTTTTATTCTTCGGAGTTTCCCCAGCCGGAAAGCGTGCACGGATTCCCGTTGCCGTCTTCCCATCCGCCCGTTATCGGGTCAATGCCGCTGTTTAATTCAGCGGTGCAATTTTTATAGTCCGCGTAATCTCCGCAAACTATACATCCCAAAAAATCCCCGTCTAAATTTACAGAGAACACCGTCGAGCCGTCCCCCTCTACCGTTATGCCGTTTTTAAATTCCCAATATTCCATATTTTTATACCCTTGCGGCAGTATTGCCGCCCTTTCTTTTTTGATAATAGTATTATCGCACCCACCTAATATTTTGTCAAGGAAATTTTATCTAAAAATAGAATAATTTTATTGACTTTTTACTATATATAATGTACAATTTTTAACATATTAAAAGGAAAGGAGCACGCAAAATGATAAAATACAAAATAGACGTATTCGAGTTGTTAAAAGAGCGTGGATATAATCAAGCCCGAATCCAAAAAAACGGGCTTTTGTCGGGGCAGACTATGCAAAATATTAAGGCAGGTAAAAGCGTTACATTAGAAACGTTAAACCGAATCTGCATAATGTGCCGTTGCCAGCCGTCCGACATAATAGAGGTTGTGCCGACAGACGCGGAAAAAATAAAATTTTTCTAGCAAAAGTGATTGATATTATTCTAATTTTAGAATATAATAAAGACAGATTAAAGGAAAGGGCGCCCCGTAGAGGGGCGAGGGTACAGAAACATGATGAATGAAAACAACGGAAGCTGGCAGGTGTTCGCGGTTGCACGCGAACATTTAAAGGAAATGCCGTTTGACTATGACGGTAAACACGCAACTGGCGACTGCGTGAAGTTATCCACAACAGGTGAGTGGGTAACGGAATATGAGGGCGAGGAATACGAAGACGCGCCCGACTGCGTGGAAACGTGGGAAGATGAGGAAGATTAATATAATCTCCCATTTTGATAGTTAGATAGTTACCATGATAAAAATATAACTATATCATATCAGGATGACGATGAAAGCATTATATTTTAAATTTTCATTTTTAGCCAGGTGCATAATGCCCGGCTATTTTTATTTTTAATAATAAATATTAATTTTAATATTTTATCTGTAAAAAGTCAATAAAATATCCAATTTATAGAAATTTAATAAAATTTATAAAAAATTCCGCCACTCGAGCAATACCCTATAGATACCCTATCCGCAGAAGAAAAAAGAGAAAAAAAGAACGAAAGAAAAACCAAAGAGAAAAGAAGCAAAAGAGAAAATAAAAAGAAAGATAGAATAAAAAGAGAAATAAAGAAGATATATTTTTAAATAAAATACACTGTATTTTTTATTTTTAAGTAATTAGGGAATTAATTTAGTTTATATATATAATATAATACGCGCGGATTTATTTAAAATATATTCAAAAAAGCTATTGACAGTATAATTATTTTAGTGTATTGTGTAAGCACAGGTTGCAGAAATGCAAAAATGAAAATTGAATAGTAATTATTTTTAATACCTACAAACGCGAGCCGCGGATTCATTCCAGCGACCAAAGAAACCCAAATAAAAACTGGGTTGAACAATGCAGTTTGTAGGTATTTTTTTTATTTTAAAATTTAAAAGTTGGGAGGTGTACAGAATTGGAGAAATTAGCAGGAGCAGAGCCAAGCTCATTAGAATCAATCAAAAATGATTTTGAGGAGTATTTAAAAGAGTTCTGCACTGAAAATGGCATTAAAGACCCGTACGACATCTATCCGGCTATGTGGAATGCAGCACTTACATATATTTGTCAAAATACTTTTAAGGCTAATCCAAGTATTTTAGCAATGCCTAAAAATATAAATAATGCTTATAACTTAGAAGCTGTAGATTATATATTAGACATATATGCTTATGAATGTTTTATACATAATCAAGAGATTAGTGTTATTGGTTTTCATTTATTTTCGGGTATATCTTTAAATGCTATATATAATTTAAACAATAACAATAAAAGAGTTATTGTGTATAAGGATTTAGAGGGTAATGTTATTAGTAATTTAACTGTAAGCAGATTAAAAGAGGGGGAATATACAAAAGAATTAAGTTCAAAAGGGAGTGACATTTTTAAAAAATTGAAATTATTTTCTGAGGAAAGTTTGACAGCTCTGATGAAAGACAGGCGCAACAATCCAATGAAGTACTTGCCTATACTAAATAGGCGCTTCGGTTGGAATCTGCCAGGAGTAAGCCGGGAAACGTTCGGAAAGACAGCATTGACAGCGGCGGACCTCCCAAAATTGGGAACGGAATTGGACGAAAACGGCGCACAACTTCCGCAGTTAGAAGCTTGCGAAACGTTAAACAATTCAGACACAATTTAAAAGTGCCGTATTTACTGGTGTTCAAGCTATTTCGATATGCTTAGAGTTTCGCTAAACATGAGTTTAGCGAAATGTATAAAACAAATAGTCATAAACAGCAAACAAAACAGTAAATAATCAAACAATTAAATAACGGCAGATAATCGCCTGCAATGGTGATTCTGTTAGGGGGTGGGGGTTGAATAAAAACAGCCACCCAGCCCGACTAAGTACCTAAAATAATCTCAAAAACAAAAAGAGGTGTATCAATGACATTAAACGAGTATCAGGCAGAAGCAATGCGTACAGCAAGTAGAACAGCCACAGCACACAAAGATAATCTTTTGCTTAATGGAGTGATGGGCTTAAATGGCGAAGCTGGAGAAGTGATTGACATGGTAAAGAAAATGCTTTTTCAAGGTCATACGCTTGATAAAGACCACATGGCAAAAGAATTGGGCGATTGCCTTTGGTATTTAGCCGTAGCCGCAAAAGGCATTGGATATGACTTAGATACCATTGCTGAAATGAACAAAGCAAAGCTTAGAAATCGTTATCCGAACGGTTTTGAATCCGAAAGGTCGTTACATCGGGATAGCAAAGATATTTAAAGCAAAACAAACACCTTGTCAAACAATGCTGTAAGAATGGCTACAAAGGATAGTACAATGAGGTGTGCGGGGAATAGAGTTGGGAATACCCGCAAAACAATGCCCTATAGCCAAGCGGTAAGGCACGGGATTTTGATTCCTGTATCACCGGTTCGAATCCGGTTAGGGTAGCTGGGCTTTTGATAGCCCTTTTGTCCCATTCTTTGGTACCCCCTTATCTCCCGTTAGCGGAAAGCTGATTAAAGGACCGTCACAAGGTCCGGCGGGATTTACAAACATGATTACCCCGGTGCAGATAAGCTTTTCAACCTTGCCGGGATACACTGAATTGAGTTAAAGCTTTTCGGGATACTGGAAAGTGTAGGCTTTTTGCTTGAAGCAATTTAAGCAAAGAAGACAGCAAAGCTGGCAACAAAGTGGTGTAGTATATCATCATAAGGACGTCAAAAGTAGAATCCTTGTGGCTGACGAATAATAAACGCTTGCGGTGCAAGAATAACCTGTTTGTGTTCGTGGTGTGAAAGACTACAAACAAAACAGGAATTTCATTAAGTCGGCTTGCCTTGAATCCGGGAAACCGGAGTATAACACAAGAAATTCGTTAAAGTAGCGGTATGGCAAAACAAAATTTTTTTTGCAAATCAAAAAAACTTCCGAAAGAACCGTGAAATTTGCAGGTTAAATTCGCTCCCTGTCCGTGCTTGACAGCGGTAAGAAGCCAAGGGTCGCACCCGGAAGCTCGGACTTATCGTCACGGTGACTGAATGTGACTGCGGGTATGATGAATAAAGAGAAGTCTTAATCATGTTTGTTTTTTTGCAGTGTTCCCATAATGGTATTGGAACAGATTGCTAATCTGTCGGTCGTTAATTCGGCTTGTAGGTTCGATTCCTACACACTGCGTTTACAGAATGAAAGAGGTGTAAAAGTTATGAAAGGTGTTCATGCGGTAGATAAGGACAAGTTTATTGAAGCCTACAATAAATGGGCGAGCGGCGAGGTAACGATAACAAAAGCAACGGAAATAGCCGGCATGAGTTATCCGACATTTCACAAATACGTAGGTATATTAATTACAGGCGGAAAATTTCCTGACGGGCTATTTAAGGATTAGGAGAGTGCGCATGAGAGTAGAGATTAAAGGTAATGTATATGGAATGTCGCGCAAAGAGTACAAGCAGTTCCTTAAAATAGCAAGCAAAGCTATACCATGTGGCATTTATGCGGCTGAAAAGGGAAGCACTGCTATTATGCTGAATGAAAAATACGGGAGCATTGAAGATTTGAGAAAATCCGTGTCCGAATATAAATTAAAAGGATTCAAGGTGTATTACAATGACAAGAACAACGATAAGAAAGTAGTGAAATAATAATGAAATATATAAAAGAATGACACACTTGCGACAGGTGTGGAAAAGAGATAATACCTAAGAGCTGGAAAGAAGTTAGATTTAAGCAAGTCGGAAGTTGCGGAGACATAGTTCCTACTTTTGAAGATAATGATATGTGTCTTGAAATCAAGAATGTCCGTAGATATAAATTTTTAGAAAAAACATATGAATTATGCCCTAAGTGCAGAAAAGATTTTGAGAGGTTTATGAGGAATCAGTTATGAAAATATCAGAAATGAATAACTGCATTGAGAAAATGCGTGAATGTTACAAGTTTGATGATGATAAAACGGAAATACGGATTGGGGATATGATGAGTGGAAGCAGCAGATATGTAGCTGTCGGTACAAGGGATGAAAACGGAACACAGATTGAAATGACAAGATATGCGGATGAACTGAACAAGGAGTGAGATTATGTTAATAGTTGCATTGCAAGACGATATAGACAATTTATATGCTATCTGGAATACAGTTGCAGACCGATTTTTAGGAGTTAATCTTGGAAAATATGAAGCTGTCGGAATTATTATGGACTACAAGGGAGATTACACCTTTGAAGAAGCATTAGACAGAGTGGAACACCCACAACCATTTAAAGATATTGCCAAGTGCTTATGCGAAGAGCTTAATCGTGACGATAACAAAGTTGAAAATGCAATCCAATACTTAAAAGATGTATCGTGGAAAATAGGAACTACTGGCGTTGAGTATCTTTCAGAGAGAGACGGACAAAAAATGAGGGAGTACATAAATGTACTTGAAAACAAAATTGATGAATTAGAACAATGATTGCTGATTACCAGCGGAAAGGAATTATTATGAAAAAGAAAATTTTAGCAGTTGTATTAGGCTTGACATTGTGCTTAGGAATGACCGGATGTGCGTCATGGGACAGAGCGGTAACAGATATGAAAAGTGATGTAAATGGCGGTATGCAAAGAACAATTACTGTATACACGGCAGATGGTAAAGAACTTGCAACATATAAAGGCAAAATTGATATTGGTGCATACGATGGTGGATATGTTAAGTTTGATTTTAACGGCAAGAGATATATCTACTACAACTGTTTTGTAGAAAGCATTGCAGATATTGATTAAGTGATATTACCGACTACAGATTGATTGTAGTCGCTAACCAACAAAAATTATTGGCAGAGGTCTAAAAGTGCCTTTGCTTTTTTGGAAAGTAGAGGTGCTTTTCTTTGGCAAGTTCAAGCCTTATTTCAGCAGTAAAACAATATGAAAATTACATAGAAAGAAAAGAAATAGATGAGCAGGTTATTGACGCGTATATACAAGCTGTAGCCGTTTCACTAAGAACCGAACATGATATTAATTATGGATTGAAAATATCGGCAAGGACAAAGCAACTTATAGCTCAATTTGTTAGAGAACATACAGGCGGCAGAGTTGCGGACTTAGAGGTTTATGCAGGAGAACATGATACGACATATAAAGCACTTCAGCAATTTTATGATGTTTTAATGTATGAATCGGCATACTTAGTCGATAGTTTTTTTTATTATATCGAAATTGATGAAAAAGACCCATATAAAAGATTTTATTTTCCAAGATATAAAGTTTTACAACCTGTAGTTAAAGCGTATCAAGAAATTTATGACGGAAAATTAGATTTTTTGTCTGTATCACAGCCCAAGAGAACAGGAAAAACAACAGGCGGTCTGAAGTTGGCACAGATGATGGGTGGGAGAGACCCAGACGGAAGTATATTTGGTGTTGGAAAAGGTGAAGGACTTGTTAAGCGATTTTATGGTGGTTTATTGCAAAGCTTTGAGACAGAAAGTACATATCAAAGGTTTTTAAGTGTTTTTCCCGAAGCTACAAAAATAGGCGAAAAAGACTATAAAAGTGCTGAAAATTTTTCTATTGACCTTAAAAGCAAAAATATATTTCCAACTTTTACTTGTAGACCTATTGACGGAGCGATTGTCGGTTGCACAGAAGCAAATGTACTTGTATACATTGATGACTGTGTAAAAAATCATGAAGAAGCAAGAAACAGAGATAGACTAGAGTTTCTTTGTGAAAAGGTCACAGACGATGTTCTTGGTAGGCGATTAGAGGGAACACCAATTATTATACAAGGAACAAAATATAGTCTATATGACCCGATTACAGCGTTACAAAATAAGGCAAATGAGTTGGGGTGGAGTTGGCGAGAGGTAGCGATTCCAGCACTTGACCCAGTTACAGATGAAAGCAACTGGGAAATATATCGCAAGGATAAAAAAGGCTTGCGTAAGATATTTACAACAGATTATTACCGCAAAGAGCGCAAGCTGGTGTCAGAAGAAACATGGGCGGCAGAGTTTCAACAAGAGCCATTTGAAGCAAAAGGACGAATGTTTGCAGAAAATGAGCTTAATTACTTTGAAGAACTTCCTGTTGACAGAGAGCCGGACGCTATTATGGCGGCTTGTGATAGTGCCGACAAAGGAGAAGACAGTTGCTCAATGCCGATTGGATATGTTTATGGTAATGAGGTGTATATCGTTGATGTAGTATTTGATAATGCAGGAACACAGTTTACCAAGCCAGAATGTGCCAATATGCTTATTAAACATAATGTCAAAACCGTTACATTTGAGAGCAATAGCGCCGGAGAATACTTTGGACGTGACGTAATGGATATTGTTAAAGACCGGGGCGGTAGATGTAGCGCAAGGTTTAAATTTAATTGTTCAAATAAAATAACTCGAATGGAAAACGCAAGAGATAATATCATTCGAGATTATTATTTTAGAGATTTTAAAAAAATGGACAGGCAGAGCCAATATTACAAGTTTATGAAAGAACTTACCACTATGACAAGAAGCGGCAAAGTCAATCATGATGACGCACCTGATAGCATAGCGCTGTTTGAGAATGAAATGCGGACAGGAACTGTAGCAAAAGTAGAAGCCACACAAAATCCATTTAGGAGGTATTGATTTATGACGACAAAGGAATATTTACAGCAAATCGGAAAATTAAACAAAATAATTAACAATAAAATGATTGAACTGGCACAGATGAAAGAAATGGCATACAGTATTAAAGCCGTGGGAACAGATGAGCGCGTTATGTCTTCTAGCGACCCGGACAAAACAGGCTGCGCATATGCTAAGATTGAAGAAATGGAAGAAAAAATTAACGGCATGATTGACAACTACGTAGATACTAAAGAAAAAATTATTAATCAAATTGAAAGTATAGAAGACGAAAACTTATATAATATTTTATTTTTAAAATACATAGCAAAAAAACGGTTTGAAGATATTGCGGTCGAAATTGACAAGTCATGGCGGCAGACAATCCGATTGCACGGAACGGCACTCAAAAAATTTGAAGAAAAATACGGAAAAGAATACTTGTCGTGTCATTGAATGTCATATTAATACTGTGTTATTATTATAATGTCAAATAAAAGTTCCGAGGAAAGCACTGCTACAGAAATGTGGTGGTGCTTTTTTCATGCCAAAAGAGGTTGAATATGAGGTTTTACACTAAAAAAAATAAGGCTGTAATGTGTCCGAATTGTGGCAAATTATTGACGTATGCCGATAAAGATGACCCCAATTTACATAAATTGGCTTGCAAGCATTGCCGTAAGTGGATTTGGTATTATCCGAATGATGATGATAAAAATGAAGCCAAAGAAATCCCGGATACACGCTCGTCAAGCGGAGTCAGACTTTACTAGGAGTATTAAATATGTTAAATGATGTATATTTCCACGAACTTGTAAGAGGTTGTTATGGACGCAAAATTGCATATACCAATGTTGAAAAAATAACAGCAGATAACGTTGTTAAAATCGTTGGAGATTGCATTGGTGTATTTAACTATAACAAGCCCATTATCCGGTATTTGTGGCACTATTATAAAGGCGACCAGCCGGTATTATACAGAATAAAAATGCAAAATGAAGACGTAAACAATAAAGTTTGCGAAAATCACGCATATGAACTGGTTCAATTTAAGGTTGGGCAAACATATGGTGAACCGATACAGTATGTTAGCCGAAAAAACGATGAAAAAGTTAATAAAGCGGTTGATACGCTGAACGATTATATGTCTGACGCTAACAAACAGGAAAAAGATATTAAGGCAGGAGAGTGGCAGTCAGCGACCGGTACATCTTTTAAGGCAATACAGATTGTCGATGGCGACATACCGTTTCGGATTATAGCGCCAAGCCCAATGAACACCTTTGTTATTTACAATAAAGCTACAGAAGAACCGGTGCTTGCTGTACAGGAGTTAAAAGACGAAAATAACAACTTTTATAAGCTGTGTTATACAGATTCAATGACATTTAAAATTCAAGACAGCAAAGTTATTGAAAGCAGATTGCACGCGTTTGGCAGTATCCCGATTGTGGAATATCCGAATAATCACGAAAGGATTTCAGATATTGAATTGGTTATCAGCCTGTTAGATTCAATAAATACCATGCAGTCAAATCGAATGGATTCGGTGCAGCAGTTCGTTGAATACTGGGTAAAATTTATCAACTGTGAAATTGATGATGAAACTTTCCAAAAGATGAAAATGAACCATGCACTCGTTGTTAAGTCTATTAATAAAGATAACAAGTCAGACGTGGAAATTATGACTCAGGAATTAAACCAAACGCAGTGTCAAGTTGCCAAAGACGACTTGTGGGACAATACATTGTCAATTCTTGCGATTCCAAACAAACAGGGAAACACAGGCGGAGATACGCAAGGCGCGGTGGAATTAAGAAATGGTTGGGATTTCTCAAAAACAAGGGCAAAGCTTAAAGACCCGATTGTAAAAGCAGCGGAAAAGCGGCTTGCAAAGGTTGTGCTAAATATTATACGGATTAAGGACCGTGATTTAGGCATAAAAATGCGGGATTTTGAAGTGCAAATTAATCATAGCCCACAGGATAATATGTACACTAAAGCACAAACACTTACAGTATTGCTTCAATCTGGCATACATCCACTTGTAGCAATTAAAACGGTTGGGCTTTGGGGAGATTCAGAAAAAACATTTGTTCTTTCAAAGCCATACCTTGATGTCTTATATAAGACTGTTAAAAATGCGAAAGAACAGGAAAACAAAGCACAGGAAATAGTTAATCAACTTAATAATCAGCAAAATAAGGCAGTTAACGAGCAATAATCGGTAACTGCTTTTATTTTATAAATTTGCAGTCATGCGACAAATGGCAGAAACAATCGAGCGGAGAGAACCGTGTAAAAAAACGTGATTTTAGGAGGAATAAACGATGACAAGAGAACAGGCAAAACAGAATCTTATTTCAATCGGAATTTCAGAACCGACAGATGAGCAGGTGAGTAATTATCTGAATCAGTTAAACGGTGAAACAAAGAAAGAAAAAGATAAAGCGGCAGAGTATAAAGCGAAAGCTGACAAGGCAGACGAACTTCAATCAAAAATTGATGAAATAGAAGCCGGAAACCTTACGGAGCTTGAAAAAGCCAACAAAGCACTGGAAACGGCAAACAATCAGATTGCGGAGTTACAAAAAAACAATGCAATTAGAGATTTGCGTGAAAAAGCCATGACGGATTTCAAAATCACGGCAGAACAGGCAAAGACGGTTGTAAAAGAGGACGGAAGCTTTGACACAACTGTTCTCGGACAGATTATTTCAGAGAAAGAAACCGCTTCCGCACAGGCAAAGGAACAGGAAATTGCCAAAGGTACACCGAATCCGGGCGGCGGCGGTAGTAACCAAGATTCAGAGAAGACAGAAGCAGAAAAAATAGCCACAAGTCTTATCTCAAGCAATTCAAAAAGTCAAAGCAACAATGATGTTTTGTCACATTATTTAGGAGGTAATTAAAAATGTCAAACATGCAGTATGAACAGACTTCATATGTCGGAAACGTTCAGATTTTAAAAAGACTGCCTAATGAAGCGATTCCAATGACACTTGATTTTACAGATGTTGTTGAAAAGACGGCTGACGGCAGAAAGATTGTAAAGGCCGGCACACCAATCGGAAAAAATGGAAAGGCAGACAACACGGCAACGGTCGTAGGCATTTTGAGATACGATGTCACAGAAGACAGGCCGCAGGGTGTGCTTTTAAAGAAAGCATATATCAATAAAAGCGTGGCTGAAAAGCATTCCGGTGTTACATATGACGCAGGCGTTTCCACAGCGCTTCCAATGATTGTATTTGAATAATTTGGGAGGTATATAGATGTTAATTAATGAAGTGTTAAACAGTAAGTCTATTGCACTTACAGCAACAGAAGAAGCAAGTAATCAAATCCCATATCTCGGATTAAATTGGTTTCCGGAAAGAAAGAAACAGGGGCTTGATTTAAGCTGGATTAAGACGCATAAAGGACTTCCGGTATCACTTGCACCGTCAAATTTTGACACAATCCCGACACTTAGAGCAAGAAAGGGGTTAAGTAAAGAAAAAACACAAATGGCATTTTTTCGTCAAGGCATGGAAGTCGGCGAAGAAGAACTGCTTGAAATCGCACGTGTTAGTTCTACAGATGACCCGTATCTTGAAAGCGCCTTATTAAGTGTATATGACGATACTAACAACCTCGTGAGCGGGGCAGAAGTCGTGCCGGAACGTATGAGAATGTCACTTCTTGCTACAGAAGCAGGACACCCGGTTATCACTATTGAAAGTGACGGTGTGCAGTATGCATATGATTACGACAAAGACGGTTCGTATGCAAAAGAACATTACGCAAAGCTTGAGGATACCAGTATGTGGAGCGATACAGTAAACTCTAAGCCGCTTACAGACCTTAATAATGCTCGAAAAAAGTTAAAGAAGAAAGGCAAGATTGCTAAATACGTACTTATGAACACCAATACATTCCAGTATTTGCTTGAAAATGCACAGATTAGAAATTCAATCCTTGCACAGAATCTTACGGCAACGATTGAGGTTGATGACGACACAGTAATTTCAGTTGTTCAGAAACGCACAAAGCTTACAATCGTCCTGTATGACAAAATGTACATGGACGAAGCTGAAAATGAACACTATTTTTACCCGGACAACAAAGTAACACTGTTGCCGGACGGAAAACTGGGTAACACGTGGTTCGGAACGACACCGGAAGAAAGAACTGCAAGACAGGTCACTGATGTTGACGTAACGACATATGGAACAGGAATTACGGTCGCTACAAAGGTTGAGTATGGTCCGCCAATGAAAATGTCAGTGTTTGCTTCTGAGGTAGTATTGCCGTCTTACGAAAATATGGATAGCACATTCGTACTTGAGGTTCATCATGATTAATCGGAGGTAGCATATGAAATATCCATATATCGTTATTAAAAACGGGAAATGGTATGCGGCAGGCGAAGAAGTCCCGGACACTGTTCCGGGAAACAAGCCTACCGGATATACCAAGACTGAAATCAACCGTATGCCGACAGCGGAATTGCAGAGTTTAGCGGCACAGAACGGCATTGAAAATGCGGCGGAAATGAGCGGAGTTGACCTTAAAGCAATCTTGATTGAGAAGTTAGGATTATAAGCAGGAGAACAGCATGGAAGAATACACAACATTAGAGCAGGTAAAAATCCGGCTCAAACAATTTCATATTGAAACGGTTGAAAATGAGGATAACACTGAATCTGATGTTGTTGTGTTTGACAGCAAAGAAGACAACTTGCTTCTTGAACAGCTCATAAAACAGGCAACGAAAGATGTAATTGCAAAACGGTGTTATCCGCAAAGTTATACGCAGGAACAGATTGACAATGACTTGAAATGCTATGAAAGTGTAATTGTCAATCTTGTGGTATATGACCGGTCACAGGCAGGAGAAAACTACATGGCAAGCTACAGTGAAAACGGTGTAAGCCGTAGCTGGAAAGACCGTGATAGCCTGTTTGTAGGGGTATATCCGTTTGTAAAAGCATTATAGAAGATTGTGCGTTACGTTTTACCAGCACCGGGGAAACGTAGCAGGCGGCACACAGTAAGGGTGGTGGGCGGTGTGCCACAAAAAAATGAAAGGCGGTATATTATGCCAGTTGCAATAATTATAAGTATCATATCGGTTGCTTTTTCCGTCTTTTTTGGATTTTTTAGTCTTTGGTTTGGTTTGAAAAACAACAAACACACAGACACAAAAGACATTGAAGAACGCGTAAAAGAGAATACACGTATCAATATGAAACTTGACGCCATTTCAAGCAATACAACTGAAATAAAAAATGAAGTGTCAGAAATGAGAAAAGAGATTAATTCTCACGATACACGAATTATCAAAGTTGAAGAAAGCGTGAAATCGGCACATTACAGACTGAACACTATTGAAGAACGTCTGAATGGCGAAAAGGAGATGTAATATGAATATTTTAGAAACATTGACGTCAAACATCATGATTATTTTAGCGGTAATCGGCGCAATCGCGTTTATTGTGTCGGTGATTACACAGGTTATCAAAGGAGTAGGTGTTTTTGCGAAGATTCCAACTGACGGATTGGTACTTGTGTTATCAATCGGCATTACAGTAGCGGCATTTGTAGCATATATGCAGTATTTACACATGACTATCCTGTGGTACATGGTTTTAGCCGCAATTATGGCAGGCTTTGTTGTTGCTTTTGTTGCTATGTATGGCTGGGAGAAGCTTTCAGAACTGTGGAAACGGTTCGGAAAGAACGTAGATTGATATGTTGGACATTAATAAACAAAAGATGATTTACGCACTTAAAGACGGCAGAACACCGGTATACCAACTGAATAAAGACGGTTCAATAAAATACATCATTGTTGACGGTGAAGAGGTCCCTGTTGAAACAGGAGAGTATACCACAAGTTATAAAAAGCCTGTGGTTTTTTATTCTTCAATAAGCAATAAATTAAGCGAAGCACTGATAAAGGAATTTGGTGTAGATAATTCTACGAATTTTGTTCAAATTGTGGAAGACAAAGGCAAATTGCCGTTAGATGTTGGCTCGCTTGTTTGGAAAAAGTCAGAAGTGAGGTACAAAGATAAGGATAAAACAATCATTGATGAAACCAGTTGCGATTATATCGTTAAGGGTGTCGCTGATGAGGGATTAACGGCAGATTTATTTCTTTTACAGAAAAACGTGAGGTAAGCACATGGCTACAAGACCAATAGTTATAACATTGTCCCAAAAATCCGTAGAAAACGCAATAAAACGAGTACAGCAGTATCAATTAAGATTTCAACGTAAACTTAGAAAATTCGTGAAAGAACTTGCTAATGTAGGCATTGCCGTAGTTGATACCAATATGACAGAAGCGCAGTATACGTTTGACGGCAAAATAAGAAGCGGTTCTGACACGTCACACAATGCTTACGTAGAACTTAATTCCAATGGTAGTACGGCAGAAGCAAAACTGATTGTACAGGGGAAAGAACTGTTATTTATCGAGTTTGGCGCAGGCGTATATTATAACGGCGCCGCCGGTGCAAGTCCGCACCCCAAAGGAGAAGAATTTGGATTTTTAATCGGTTCGTATGGCAAAGGCAACGGACAAAAAAAGGTTTGGGGCTATTACGATGAAAATAACCAACTTGTGCTTACAAGAGGTGTAAAAGCTACTATGCCAGTATTGAAAGCAGAGCAAAAGATAATTGAGGACTACAAAAATGTTGTAAAGAGGGTGTTTGGATAATGATTGATAATCAGTGGGCTTTTGATTTAGAGATGAATGTGTTTTCGACAATCAAGAAAAAGGCATTGGCAATTCTTGAAGACAATTACCCTGATATTAGCATTACAGCAGATGAAGAATCGAACGATACACCGGTGTTTCCGACGGTATTAATACAGTCTGTTGAACCGACTGAAACAAACAGCGATTTAGAAGCTGACAGAATTAATACTGTAGACTTTACAGCACAGGTAACAGTAACAACAAACCGAAGCAGAAGCGAGGCATTGCAAGTATCCAATGCTATAGCGGATTTGTATAAGCAACGATTGTTTAAGATAAAGCCCATGCCGTTTGTGCGAAAAGAGGGGAATTTGTGGACGGCAACTTTTCGGGCAAAGCGCAAATTTGGGTGGAATGACATTTTATAGCAATTCACAAAGAGCCGAAAGGCTCTTATTTTTATGCAATTTTTTAGGAGGTAAACATGGCGGTAGGTTTAAAAAGTAGAATCATTTACAGAAAAAAAACCAAAGAAAGCAACGAAAGCGATTACTGGGCTGGTACATACAACCTGTTGATTAGAGCAAAAAGTATTCCGTCACCGGTAGGTGAGCGTAACATGGTTGATACGTCTACGCTTGAAGATTTAGTCGAAACGCAAGAACCCGGAAGACGTGCGGCAGGTTCTATGGCTGTCAGTGGTGCTTTTGAAAGAGAGTATCTTGATAAGTTAATAGAGATTGAAGATGAAAATTTAGATATTGTTATCTTATATGGTACAGACGGAAAAGGTAAAGAGGGTATTTGCGGGTTTATCGGTTCAGAATCATTTGCACCGGACGAAGCAACAGAAGACCATCTTACAGGTACTTGCAACATTGCTATTTCAACAGTGCCGCGCTGGATTCATAAAGATTATGACGTTGCGGTAACAGAAGATGAAAACGGTTATCCGACATCAATTACATTATCAAAAAAATCGTAAGTCAGTCCGAAAAAACAAATAAGGCTGTTGCGACTGACGAGGATACAAAAACAGCCGTAGTAATTTGATGGCTAGTAAATAATATGGCAGGGCGGCAGAAATGCCGTCCCTGTCCTATATAAAGCGAAAAGGACAGGTAATGAATATGAAAACAATTACAGTAAACAGTAACGAATATAAATTAGAGTTCTCTTTTGAAGCCGCAGAGTATAAAGATATTGTGCAGAAAATGTTTAAGGTCCTCAGTGGTGCTTACGTTGTCGAAGAATCAAAGGATATGCAGAATCCTACTACTAAGGATATTATCAACGGCACGGCAAATATGATTGGCGATACAGCAGATATTTGCGTTACTGCTTTTTATGCCGGCTTATTAGAAAATAATCCACTTTCACATGAAGAAGCAAAAACAGTCATGAGGGATTATATGAAAGAAAATAAGCTTTCGTACAAGAAACTGTATGACGAATTGAGAAATTGCATGGAAACAGATGGTTTTTTCGACCTGTCGGGGCTGAACGACATGATTCAGCAGATGTACGGGACAGCACCGGAAGCGACAGCACAGACAGCATAAAAAAATCTGAAATTAACTGGCATAAAATAATTTGGGAAGATTATTTTCCGACAGCCTTTTCAATCGGGATACACATAGACGAGTTTAAGCACATGACACCGGCACAGTTAGGATACTGTATAAAAGGACATGAGTTGAAAAGAAAAGAACAGGATAGCGATATGTGGCACTTTGCCGGCACATATGGAATATCTGCCCTTATTTATGCGATAGACCGTTGCTTAAACGGTAAAAAGGCAAGGTCGGAGTACATCAAAAAACCAGTTTCAATTCTGCTTGAAGAAGAAAGTAAGCCAAAATCAAAAGAAAGTAATGAAGATGTTGCAATGTTTGAAATGCAACAAAGAATCAAAATACTGGAAAAAGAGGGCGGCATATTAAGTCCGTCATAGGTGGTAGCACGCGAATTGCTACCACCTTTATTTTTGCGCTAAAGGTGGTGAGGACGTGGCAGATAATGAACTGGACAGCTTAGAACTTAAAATACAAGCAAATGCAACACAGGCAAACAATGCGCTTGATAAACTTGTTAAAAATTTAGAGAATTTATCAAGCTCGTTAGGAGTTATCAACAATGCCAATCTTGCGGGGTTTGCAAGTGGTGTAAAAAATATTACAAATGCAATGCAGGGAATGAAAAGCGTAAGCACGGCAGATTTTACGCGTTTGTCAAAAAGTATTCAGAAGATTTCAACCATTGACACTGCCGCAATAAACAAGGCTTCTACAGCAATGGCGTACTTAAGTAAGTCCTTTAATTCCATGCAGGCAACCAGTGAAGCAACAAAGCAGATTACGGAACTTGTGACAGGAATCAAGCAGTTAGGATATGCCAGTGCCGCAAAAGCTATTGACAATATACCGAAGCTTTCAAGCGCGATGAAACAGCTTATGCAAGAACTGTCAAAAGCACCACAGGTAAGTCAAAATCTTATTGATATGACTAATGCGCTTGCGAATTTAAGCCGCACAGGGGCTTCAAGCGGCAGAGCGGCAACGTCATTAAGCAAAAACTTTTTGAACGTTTCATCTTCTGCAAATTCGGCAACTAAAAGCAGTTGGTCGCTGGCTTCCGCATTTGGTAAATTATACGCTTCATACTGGCTTGTTTTTAGAGGAATCAGTAAACTGGGAGATTCGATTGATATAGCTTCATCACTCATAGAAGTTGAAAACGTTGTACGTACCACTTTCGGAAATTATGAAAACCTTGTAAACGACATGGCAAAAACATCTATACAGGATTTTGGTATGTCAGAACTGTCCGTAAAGCAGTATTCAAGCCGTTTTCAAGCTATGGGTGTCGCTATGGGCTTTTCTCAAAAGAAAATGGCGGATATGTCCATTGAGCTGACAAAGCTGACGGCAGATATGGCTTCGTTTTACGATGTAGAACAGTCAGACGTTGCGAGAAATCTTCAAGCAATTTTCACAGGTGAAACAGAGCCATTAAGAAAATATGGACTTGATTTGACACAAGCAACGTTAAAAGAGTGGGCTTTAAAAAACGGACTTGACGCTAATATCAGTTCCATGACACAGGCTGAAAAAACCATGTTGCGATACAAATATGTTATGGCAAATACGGTGGCAGCGCAAGGCGACTTTGCAAAAACTGCCGACACATGGCACAATCAAACAGTTATTTTAAAGCAATCATTTCAAGAACTGGCAGGAATTATAGGTACATCGTTGATTAATGCGTTTAAGCCGTTTTTAAGCGGATTAAATTTCGCAATGACACAGGTTATTAATTTCGCTGAAACAGTAACAAATGCATTAGGTGCAATTTTTGGTTGGAAATTTGAAGTTACAAACAAAGGTATTGCCGATGATTGGTCGGACGCTGCGGACAGCGCCGATGATATAGCAGACAGCACCGGAAACGCCGCTAAAAACGTTGAAAAGCTGAATAAGGGTGTAAGACAGTTTGATGAATTAAAACTGATTACAACACCGGATTCAAGCGGTGGAAATGGCAAAAAGGGTAGCGGTACAGGAGCGGCAAGTGCAGACGGAGCAAGCGGCGGTCTTGTGAAAGTCGATACCATTTGGAAAGACTATAAAAGTCAAATTAAAAATTTACGCGAGTTAGGCGAGTATATAGGCAATACGCTTACAGATACGCTGAATAGCATTGACTGGGACAGCGTGTATGCCGGTGCTAGAAATTTTGGTAAAGGACTTGCTGATTTTCTCAACGGGCTTATCTCACCGGAATTATTCGGTGCTGTCGGCAGAACTATTGCAGGAGCATTAAATACTGCTGTGTATACGGCTTTATCGTTTGGGGAAACGCTTGACTGGGAAAACTTAGGATTTTCTATTGCAACCGGGATAAATCAATTTTTTGAAACGTTTGATTTTGCTTCAACCGCAAAAGCTATCAATAAGTGGGTTCAAGGCATTTATGACACAATCAAAACAGCTATAAAAAATATCAAATGGTCAAAAGTGCTTGAGGGAATAGCAACATTAATTGGTGATGTTGAACTAAAAACAGTAGCAATCATAATTGGAGCAGTGCTTTTAAAGAAATATTTCAAACTGGAAATCGCTAAAAATATTTTAAAGGGCATTGCAACGTCAATTTCACAGTCAATAGCAAAATCACTTGCGGCAAAAATGGGTGTTGAAATTGCACAAAACGCAGGAATTTCAAAGGCACTTACGGCTGGGATTAAAAAATCAATAGGAAATATTGATTATGGTGGACTATCAAAAACACTTTCGTCTTTAATGTCAACAAAGTTAAAAGCCACAATCGGAATTGCGGGTATTGCAACAGAGTTTTTAACAGTTGCAACTGTTTTTGAAAAAATTGGGGAAGGTGCTAATTTTACAGTCGGTATGTTGGCAAAAGTGGCGGCAGGCGCAGGAGTGGCGGCGGCGGCTTTAAAGCTGATTGGCTTATCTACCCCATGGACAGCGGCTATAGTTGGCATTACAGGTTTAGTTGCGGCTATCGCGGGAATCGGCATAGGATACGCAAAAGCGCAAAGTGAAGTAGTAAGCGCCAATACTATAATCAGCGATTCTGTATTAGCAACGGCAGAAAGTTTAAATTCAACAATACAGTCATCTAAAGACCAGCTTAACAGTGTGGGTGATACTTATGCAGGTGTTAAAAGTGTTGCAGATAAATACTTTGAATTGGCAGATAATTTTGACAATTTAACAGATTCGCAAAAGGAAATGCTTATTGCATACGCAAATTACATTGTCGAACAGTGTCCGGAATTGGCAGATTCGATTGATACGATAACAGGTGAGTTTAAAGGACAAAAAGATGAAGTTTACAATACAATTTCTGCACTTGAAGCTTATGCCAAAGCGGCGGCAATGCAAGATGTATTAAAAGACCTGTACAAGCAAGAGATTGATATTGGCAATCAACTAAAAGAAAATAATGAAAAATACAACAAAGCAGAAAGTATTATTTATGAATACGTAAAAGAGCTTACTGGAATGTCTAAACAGGCATTTGATTCAGCATATGAAATCAGTGGATTGGGCGACGCATTTGATGTGCTTTCGGGACTTTTAGATGACCCAATGAGGAAAACCAGTGATTTTACAAAAACATCATACAATTTACGAAAAGAGTTAGGATTAAATTCACAGGAAACATGGCAATTAGCAAATGATAATAGAGAATTAAAAGAATCTTATGAAAAATGTGAAAATGCAATAGCGGATGCCGCAACCGAAGCGGCAAATTGCAAAAATGAATACAACAATCTTACGCAACAGCAGAACGACACTGCGGACAGTTCTGATAATTTGCGGGATACAATGCAACAAAACAATGAGCAAATAAGAGAATCCGTGCAACAGTCAATGTATGACATTGAAAAAAATGTAGCGGAAAAGTCAGGCGAATCTACAGAAGATATTTCAAATTTTTACAACAAAGCAAGTGAAACCTTTAGCAGATTGGGTGTTGTAGGAACAGACGGCGGTACAAAGCTGTATAACGGATTTACGACCACAACAAGCGGATTGCCGGGATACAATAGCGCAATATTCGACAATATTCAACAAACGGCTATTTCAAAGGCGCTTGATACCGGCTCAAAAGCGGGTGAAAACCTTGTTGATTCGTACAAGAAAAATATTGACGGTGTACCGAACACAACGGCAGTTGCTTTCCTGTCAATTATAGACGCAGTAAACGCAGGAGAAATCGGTTCAGACGTTGGTGCTGACCTCATGAATAACTTAGCAGATACGATAAGCAGTAAAGCATGGGAAGTTCATGACGCATTAACAAACGCTATTCAAAATAGTTACAAAATGGAACTGGAAAGCGATGATAATTATAGCGCAGGCGACCCAATGAAAAGTGGATTTGCTAAAATTCGTATTAAAGGGTATGCGGACGGCGGTTATCTTCCACAAAAATATAGCATTGTCATGGCGGGTGAAAACGGAATACCGGAAATTGCCGGAACGGTCGGCGGCAAGTCGGCAGTAGCGGGCGGCGCAGAAATTACGGGTATTAAAGATTCCATTTACGATACGTCACAGCGAGAAATAGCACTGCTTAGACAGCAGAACCAGTTGTTACAAGGAATACTCAACAAGGACTTAAGTATAAGCCAAAACGACATCGGAAGCAGTGCAAGAAAATACGCAAGAGAATATTTTAAAAGAACTGGCAAACCGGCATTTGATTATTAATGCATGTACAATAGATGATAATTAATCTATTATAATACGTGACAACTTGCTTTGCGGCGGAATCTATTTTATGTAGGTTTCGCCTTTTGCCATTTCTTTAGCACATATCGAATGCCGGTATGTGCTTTTTTGTTACCAATTTTTAAAAATGTGAGGTGCAGGCATGGCGTACAACGGCTTTTTAATTAAAATTGGAGATTATACGATACCGGGCGGATTAATCAAGGCAGATTCCTACAGCGCATACGCAAATATGCAGGACATTGACGATTACACGGACGCAAACGGATACGAGCATAGAAACGCTGTTGAATTAAAGGCATTAAAAGTTGAATTTGAAACCAAGGCAATGCTTACAAATGAAACATTTGAAGTACTGATGAGCAATATTCGCAACAATTTTACAAATTCGCAGGAACGTGGCTGTTATATTACAGCCTATATCCCGGAATATGACGATTATGTTACGCAGTATGGCTATATGGCTGATTTTCAGCCAACAATTTACGGCACATACGGAAATGTGATTCGATACGATTCAATTAGACTTGCATTTATTGGAGGTGTTTACGGTGATTAATTATCAATACGCAGAATTATTTAAAAAAGATAGCATAGATAAGCAGTTGACGATTGAAACGGACGATAAAACGACAAAAATTACAAATGTTGAACTACATCAAGAACAGTTTGAATTGACAGAAAGCATTTGTTCGGAACCTGAATTGACAATCGGAAGCTGTGAAGCGGCGGTGCTTAAATTTACTGTATCAAACATTTTTCTGCCGATGAAAGACAAAATGATAACGGTTAAAACGGTAATTGATAATAACACTGCAAATCCGTTTCAAATTGGCAGATATAAAGTATACTCTGACACACCAACGGCAGATAGAACAAAGCGTGATATTGTGGCTTATGACAGGCTGTATGACGTGATAAACGCAGATGTGGCGGAGTGGTACAATACTTTGCTCCCGGATAAAGACAGCGTTACAACAATGAAAGCTTTTCGGGATAGCTTTTTTGGATATTTTGGGATTGAGCAGGCGGACGCACAGCTTGTAAATGATGATATGAAAGTAGAAAAGACGGTTGAGCCGGAAGAATTAAGCGGTGCAACTGTGCTGAATTGTATTTGTGAAATTAACGGCTGTTTCGGACACATTGGACGTGACAGCAAATTCCATTACATTTACCTTGAACAGGAGATACAGGGGTTGTATCCAAGAAACAACCTGTATCCGGCAGATGATTTGTACCCGCGTGAACCGAAAAGCACGAGAATAAGCAAAAGTCTGTATATATCGGCGCAATACGAAGATTCCCTCGTGAAAACTATTGATAAACTGCAAATCCGGAAAGAAGAAGACGATATCGGAGTAATTGTCGGAAGCGGCACAAATGCCTATGTTATACAGGATAATTTTCTTGTTTACGGCAAAGGCAGTGAAGAACTGACGGGAATCGCAAATAACATTTACGGAAAAATCCGGGGAATTATTTACAGACCGTTTTCTGCGGACTGCAAAGGAAACCCATGTATTGAAGTAGGTGACGCGGTTCGTCTGCCAACAAAATATGAAATCATTGAAAGCTACGTGTTAAAACGTACACTAAAGGGCATACAGGCACTTAGGGACAACTATGAAGCAACGGGTGAAGAATACCGTTCTACACAGGCAAATAGCGTGCATAAAAGCATTATACAGCTTAAAGGAAAGACCAATGTACTGACACGGACAATCGAAGAAACAAACAGTAAGATTACGGACGTTGAAAGCGGATTAAGTTCTGAAATTAAGCAGACTGCAACGGATATAAGAACAGAAGTTAAAAACACGGCTGACGGCTTGTCAAGCAGTATTGAGCAGACTGCAAACAGTATCCGAAGCGAGGTATCCGATTCAGTAAACAACTTATCCAGTAGTATACAGCAAAACGCAGAATCAATTGCAACGGAAGTAAAGCGGGCAAACGAAGCCGAGGGCAATTTATCGACGAAAATTACACAGACTGCGGAATCAATTACATCAGAAGTAAGCAAAAACTACGAAACAAAAGAAAACGCTACAAACACAAAAACGGAGTTGGAAAGTTCTATAAAACAGACGGCAGACGGATTTACGGCAGAGTTATCAAAACAGGTAACGGAAACTAAACAATATGCTGAATCTGCCGCTGAAACGGCTGAAAGTAATGCAAAACAGGACACGGCAGATAAGTTAAAGGATTACAGCACAACAACGGAAATGAATACCCAAATCAATGCTACAGCAGAGGGAATTTCGGCAGAGGTAACCCGAAAACTGCAAAGCTACAGCACTACAGAACAGATGAATAGTGCAATAAGGCAGACGGCGGACAGCATTAATACAGAAGTATCAAAAAAAGTAAATGGCGATGAAATTATTTCAAAAATTAACCAATCTGCCGAAAACGTTTCGATTGAAGCAAACAAAATCAATCTGAACGGCGCTGTGACGGCTAATCAGAATTTTAAAATCGGTTTGGACGGCAGTATGGAAGCGTTATCCGGACTAATCGGAGAATGGCAGATATTTGACGGATATTTGCGGTATGTTTTAGGAGAAAATGCACAGGCACTTTTAAAACCGGACGAATTGCTTATTAGTAGAAGTGCCGGGGCAAACTTTCACGCATATCCGGGATTGTTGTATATGCAATCTGATGACGGAGAACGAAGCATTTCTATTGATTGCAATGACGGAAGCATTAATTTGGGCGGAAGCTGGACAACTCCGTGGGGCGACATAGAAGGATAGAAAGGAGCAGGCATGAATAAAACGTATGGTCGTATAAATTGGGAGAATTATCCGAGTGATGAAACACCACTGAATGAAAGTAATCTGAATAAAATAGATGTGGCTACAGATGAAATTGACAATAGGGTAATTACACTGGACACTACAAAAGCGACCAAGGAAGAAGTTTCAACACTGGTGCAGGACGTTGCCTTTGAAGAAAAGACAGGTATTATCACGATTGTAAAGAAAAACGGTTCAAAGGTAACGATTGACACGCAAATGGAAAAGATAGCTGTGAATTTTTCATATAATGCCGGAACACAGCAGATTATTTTAACGCTTATTGACGGTACAAAACAATATATAGACCTGGCAGCACTGATTACACAGTATGAGTTTTTGGAAAGTGACACGGTGGCATTTTCGATTGACAGCGCTGGAAAAGTGTCTGCAATCGTAAAAGAAGCGAGTATACAGGAAAAACACTTACGACCTAATTATCTTGCAGATATTAAAGTTGAAGTTGCAAAAGCACAGGCAAGCCAGTCGGCGGCGGCAAAATCTGAAAGCAATGCAAAGGCAAGTGAAACAGCGGCGGCAACCAGTGAATCCAATGCGGCGGCGAGTGCTACAAAAGCACAGAGTTATGCTACTGGCGGCACAAACAGCCGCACAGGCGAAGATACGGACAATGCAAAGTATTATAGCCAACAGTCGGCACAGAGCCAATCGGCGGCGGCAACAAGCGCAGATACGGCAAACACGAAAGCAGAAGAAGCGGCGGCAAGCGCGGCAACAGCTAAAACAAGTGCCGATAATGCCGCAGGAAGCGCAAATTTAGCCAATGAAAAGGCAAATAGCGCGGCAAATAGCGCAACCATCGCAGTTTCAAATTCCAATGCGGCACAGCAGTACGCTTCTAATGCGGCGGCAAGTGCGGACACAGCACAAAACTATGCCGTAGCAGATACGGACAGTGCAAAATACTATTATGAGCAGGCAAGACGGATTTCTGAATCGTTTTCGGGTGCATTAAGACCGATGGGAACAGTTGCATTTGCAAATCTTCCGGTATTATCAGAAGTGGCTGGTGGAAGTATGTATAACATTTCAGACCAGTTTACAACGACTGCTGAATTTAAAGAGGGAGCGGGAAATACTATTCCAGCAGGCGCAAACGTATACAAGACAGAGGACGGCAAGTGGGACGTCCTTGCGGGAACACCTGTAACAGGCGTAAAAGGCAGTGCAGAAAGTGAGTATAGGCGGGGCAATGTTAATATAACAGCGGAAAATGTAGGACTTGGAAACGTTGACAATACAGCAGATTCTGTAAAGTCTGTAAATTATGCAGCAAGTGCGGGAAACGTAAATTGGAACGGTATAACAGATAAGCCGTCTACATATCCGCCGTCAGACGGCTCGAATAATTACGTTAAAGTGTTTAATTCATTAAATGTCAACTCGTCTGATGATTTAACCGTCAACGACCTTGCAGACCAAGGTTTCGCAGCAGCAATGATTGCTGCAACCGAAGATAGTCCTATCGGAAGTGGTTGGTTTCATGCTCTTAATCTCGGATGGGATAATTCGAAAAATAATTGGGTTAGTCAGATTGCACTTGGAACACAACCGAATGACGGTTTGTACTATAGAACAACTGGAGCTAGTATTGTTGGCAAACCATGGAAGCGTGTGCTTGATAGCAGTAATTACACTAACTATGCGCTCAAAAACGAAAATTTGAGCAACGTTGATTTGAACAACGTTACAACAACGGGCATATACCATTTAACTGGTACGCTTACTAACAATCCGATTAATGGAAACGCAACGCTCTATGTGGAATTTGATGTTGGTACACCATATCAGATTTTTATACCAGATTATATGTATGTTATGTATAAAAGGAATTACTCCAACGGTTCGTGGGGTAACTGGCAGGAACTTAATACATGGCGACCATTAGGAACTACCGCTGATACAGCCTGCGCTGGAAATGACAGCAGGTTAAGTAATGCACGTCCGGCAAGTGATGTATATGCATGGGCGAAAGCAAGCAGCAAACCGGCTTACAACTGGAGCGAAATAAACAACAAGCCATCTACATATCCACCGGCTGCACATACACATGCGTATCTGCCGTTGGCAGGCGGCACAATGACGGGTGCGTTAAACATGAACGGGAACAGCGTAAAGCTTTTCGGTAATAATTATATGCAAGCTAACGAACAGGATATTAATATTATCGCGGGCGGCAAAGACATGTTTACGGGGTATATTAATGCACGAGTAACGAGCGCACTGCAAGTGAGAGATACGAGTAACAGCGCGTGGAAACCAATTAATGCGTTAAGCTTCAATCAGCAGTCTTCTGCACGCTATAAAAAAAACATAGCAAATATGACAGATGAAGAAGCGTTAAAGTTATTAAAATATAGGGTCGTAGATTATGATTACATTAATGAAGCTGACGGCACAGGCTGTCAGGGTTTAATAGCAGAGGAAGTTGCGGAGATTTGCGAGTATCCAGTATATCGCAAGCCGGATGGCACAATAGAGGGGTTGGATTACAGTAAATTCGTTCCACAGCTTATCAAAATGGTGCAGTTACAGCAGGAACAGATTGAAAGGCTTGAGCAAAAAATTGAAGAAATAAAGCAAAAACTGTAGGTAGGTGATTGGTATATATAACGACAGCAGTTAAAGACACGAAAGTGTCTTATTTTTTTACCCTAAAACACAATAAAAATTATATTTAGCCGCAGAACAGCGGCAGAAAGAGGTTCATATGAGCAGATATTCAGTAATTGATGTAAGTAAGCATAACGGAGTTATCGACTGGGATACCGCAAAGGAAAATGTTGACGGTGTAATTATTCGTGTCGGTCACGGCAATGACAGCACAACACAGGACGACCCGCAGGCAATCCGTAACATGGAAGAATGTGAAAGACTGGGCATTCCGTATGGTGTGTATCTGTACTCTTATGCGTTAAATAATGCCGAAGCAGAAAGCGAAGCGGCACACGCACTGCGCATGGTAGAGGGCTACAATCCGGTGTTGGGTGTATGGTTCGACATGGAAGACGCGGACAGCTATAAAGAAAAGCACAACTTCAACCCATACGATAACAGACAGGAAATTACTGATTTTTGTAAGATTTTCTGCGACAGAGTATCCGAAGCAGGATACAAGACTGGTGTTTACGCAAGCAAAAATTATTGGGATTCAGTAATCTATGCAGACCAGTTATCCAATTATGAAGTATGGCTTGCACACTGGAGTATTTCAGAGCCGTCAATGGATTGTCTGTTATGGCAGTATACATCAGACGGTTCAGTTGCCGGTGTACCATCAAGCAGGGTCGATATGAATTACTGGTACAGCGAGTTACCGGAAGTTGACGGCGGCAGTGATTCTGATAGCAATTCGGGCGACTGCGGCGGCGATGAAGAAGACACAGAGGACGGTGGATACAGCTATTCTGTAGGCGATACCGTAAACTACGATACAATCTATGTATCTTCAACATCAGAAGAAGCATTAAAGCCTACCTATACGACCGGCACAATTACACGAGTTGTTGACGGCGCGAGAAACCCATATCTGATTGACGACGGCACAGGCTGGATTAACGATGATTGCATTGCTAGCGGCGGCAGTGATGATTCTGACGATTCAGAAGAAAGTTCGGATTGCGGCGGCATTTCTGTGGGCGATACCGTCCGTTTCAACGGCGATACTGACTACAATGGCACGGCAATTAAGGCATGGCACAATGACAGCGGCTATGAAGTCACACAGCTTGACGGTGATAGAGCAGTCCTTAGCTTCAACGGTTCTGTATTTGCGGCGGTCAACGTAAACGATTGTGAATTGATTTAAGTACAAAAAAGCCGGGAATATAACGTTCCCGGCTTACTTTTTTACTTATCTAAGTCAATTATCGTGGCAAATACCATTGGCAATTTAACGGAATAGCCGAAAGATGAATTAAGAGCATATTCACCACCGTAACCACCATATATTGTTATTTTGTCATCTTCAAGTATTTTCCAATCAATAACATCGTCACTGTACGCAACGACTATTTTTTGCTTATAATTGTTGTCAACGGCTAATATTACAGAATACATTCCGTCCTCACCAGTTTCGACAATGTCAGTAACAGTTCCACTAAATTTTAAAGCGCTGTTAATGTTTTTGTCGGGATACCTAACTAATGTTTCATATGTAATATCGCTGTTGTAGATTTCTCTGTTTTTAGTTATCTTTGTTTCTTTCTCTGTTTCCGTTTCCGTTTGCGTTTCGGTCACAACTTCTGTGTTGTTTGTGGTATTATTATCCACGGTTGAATTTTGACAAGCTACAAGCCCTATAAGGCATGCTGGCATTAATAAGCATAATAATTTCTTTTTCATAAAAAATTCTCCTTTTTATTTTTTGATAATAATAGCACATAATTTAAGATTTGTCGAACCAATAGTAAATTTGTACTATACGTGTTGTTAATTTGATATTTTTTGACATAATACCCCATAAAATGTAGACAATTTTAGAGTAAATGTCGTTTTTTGCGTTTTAATTTGTTTGTGTAAAACTGGTAATTTATGTAAAATTAAATTGTCCAAAAGATTGGGCAATTCAAGTTCCGGCGGGCGGTTGCGCTATTTGGCATTGCGCCGCCGCCCCTTTACATAACCTTAATTTACATCAGCGACCTTTGTTCCAATCTTGACGGAAGCAAACATTTGTTCTATAATGTTTGTATCGCTACTTTATGTTTTGTGTCGGGGAATACGGAGGGTAAATTATGTGTAAAAAAGATAACACTGAAAATGTTTTCTACAGAAATGAGATTTTTAAATTAATAAATAAATGTGATAATACGCATTGGCTTAAAGTTATATATGCGTACATAAAAAGATTACTTAAATAAAATTGCCGGGATAGCATAATGTGTTATCCCGGCTTCTTTTATTTGTTTTCAATCATTGAATCGACAAGCTTCTCTAAACTGTCCCAGTCTTTTTCGTTCAATTTTCTAAGTGCCGCAATAAGTCTGTACTTAAAACTTTTTTCACCAGCGGCTTGAATGTCTGCAAGCATTTCAGCAATTTCTTCGTCTTTGCTTTTTTTAATATAGGGTTCGCCTTTTCCTGTGCGTAGCCAAAACTCGTTTACATTAAATTCCTTGCAAATCAAAGCTATTGCCGAATCACTAGGAACGCTTCTACCCATTTCATACGTTGCAACAGTATTTCTTTTGACTTTTATTTTGTCAGCAAATTCCTGTTGTGTTAAATGAAAATGATTTCGGACTTCTTTAATTCTATTGTTCAATTCCTTTTTCCCTCCTTTCTAAAAAGTAATATATCATACTTTGTTGAAAAAATCAACAAAAAGTTCTTGACAAAAGTTTTACACCGACATATAATTGTTTTACAATCAACAAATGGAAGCGAGGTGAGAACATGAGTGAAAAAGAAAAAGAAATTGTTGAAAAATTAAAAGACACCATTCCAAAGATGTCGGATTACCAAAAAGGTTATTTACTTGGAATGGTGGAAACTATGGCAGATAAGCCTAAAAACAAGGACGAAACAGGAGTAGAAGATGGAAAGTAAAAAAGAACGTATTTCAGAAATCCTCTGTCAGCAGATGGAGCTGTTGGCAGAGGAAAGTAAGAAAGTTAAACCTAACGATAGAGGGTACAAACCTAGTTTAGTTGAACTTTCATTAGCTATTTGTCGAATAGCTGATTCTTTTGGGTATCTTTTAAATACTGAAAAGCCAAAGGAAGAACACTGATATCACCTGTGCTTTGAGCAATGCAGGTAATAGAACATAACCCTTTATCGGCTATGTACCATTCACATTCAGAGCCATAGCACTCTTTGAATGAATTTTGTGGACATTTAGCCATAGACATTCACCTCTTTCCTTTAATAAAGATAAGAGGATTATATCACAGAAAGGAGAAGAAATGGCAGATACAAATTTACAGGTTTTTAATTCAGAAGAATTTGGGAATGTAAGAACAGTGATTGTTAATAATGACCCTATGTTTTGTTTAATAGATGTATGCAGAGCATTAGAAATAGGTAATGTAAGTCAGCTTAAAACAAGGCTTAATCAAGGTGGGGTCATTATTAATGAGGTCATCGACAGTTTAGGAAGAAAGCAGAAAGCAACATTTATAAATGAAAGCAATTTGTACAAAACGATTTTCCAGAGTCGTAAGGCTAATGCTGAAAAGTTTACAGATTGGGTTACATCAGAAGTGCTTCCAACAATTAGAAAAACTGGAAGCTACAATTTGGCAATGACAGATGAGGAAAAAATTCAACTTATTGCAAAAGGCAATGTGAAGCTGAATGAAAGAATTGACAAGGTTGAAGATAAAATATCTTCCCTTGAAAATGATATGCCGCTGTACGGCTGTGAGATAGACGAAGTACAGAAGCATATCAAAAGGAAAGTAGTTGATGTGCTTGGCGGCAAGAACACCAGCGCATACAAAGACAGTAGCGTGAGGAGTTCGGTGTTTGCGGACATATACCGGCAGTTGAAGCGCGAATACGGGTGTGTTTCGACATACAAGAGTATAAAACGCAAATACATTGCAGATGTGCATGAGTTTATTGATTGCTATTTGCCGCCGACCGTGCTTTCAGAACAGATTGAAAATTCCAATGCACAGATGTGCATGAGTTTTTAGAAAGGGGTATGAAATGTATATTAATCCATTTGCGGCAGGAATAATTTTCACAATCCTCGTTGAAATTGGGCTTGCGTTGGTTTACTCATGGAGTAACGGAAAGGATAAAAAATGAAACAGCCAAAGAAGCTTACAAGGCAACAGAAAGAAACGTGTTCTGCACACCACTTAAATGCGGAGCATTGGCTTTTGGTTGAAGAAACAGAGTTTTATTTAAAACTTATTAATAAGGAAACCGGAAGCCGGAAAACGATTGACAAATTTGCAAAGATTAAAAGGGAGAAAAAGAAATGAACAAAGAAAAGGTAACAGTACAGGATTGCGTAGAAATGCAGGAAATGAAAAATCGGTCAATCATTTTGAATGACGGCAAGGTTGTAAGATTTGAAGAAAATCCGAAGCCTAAAAAGGTCCTGTGGTTTTCTCGACACAAAATGACAGAGCCGCAGTTAGCCGCACTGGGGAACGTTGAAATTGTGCAGATTGACCGGTCGATTGAATCGGCAAGCGAGTTGCAGGAAGAAATCAACGACTGCGACATTATCGCCATTGTCGCGCCAATCGGATTACAGGCGCAGTTTTTAAAAGTTGCCGGTGACAAGCCGGTAATTGTAGCACTTAATAACAGAGTGCTTGTACCACAGGAAGACGGAACGGAAGCTAAGGCAGTGTTTAATTTTGTTAAGTGGGAAAGACTTGTCAAGATTGATGTTGTAAAAGAAGATTTTAATAATTAAAAGAAAAGAGGACAAAGAAATGAACAAAATCGAAATCAGTGGAAAAGTAACAAAAGAACCGGTTTTCTCACACGAAAACCATGGTGAAAAATTCTATTCAACGCAGATTACAAGCGTGAGAACGAGCGGCGTTCCGGACACGCTCAACGTTACATTTTCAGAAATTTTTCTTAAAAATATTAAGGAAGATGAACAGGTTGAAATTTTCGGAGAAATCCGAACAATGAACTATGACGGTCACTGTCACATCTTTGTTTTTGCAAAAGACGTTACAGAATATCCGGGAAAAGACGGAAATTTTGCGGAACTGGACGGATATATCTGTCGTGAACCAATTTTCCGTGAAACGCCGCTGAATAGAAAGATTACTGACCTACTGGTAGCAAGTAACCGGAAGTACGGAAAATCAGATTACATTCCTTGCGTTGCATGGGGAAGAAAAGCTGTTAAGGCAGGGCTTATGAATGTGGGTGAAAAAATCTCTTGTACCGGCAGATTACAAAGCCGTGAATATCTGAAAAGGTATGAAGACGGCACAGAAGAAATCAAGACGGCCTACGAACTGTCAATCAATAATTTACGAGAGGGGGATTACGAAAATGGCGAAGATTAAGATTTCGCAGAAGCGGTATGAAGCACTTTTAGACACAGAAACAAGAGTTCAAGTGCTTTTGAGCAAAACAAAAGCGGATAAGTACATATCACTGGTGGACATGTACAGAATTTTGGGAAATGAGTTTGAAGCCCAAAAAATTGAAAAAGAAAGGGACAAGGTGGAATGGGATGAAGATTAAGCTGTTAAAAATTATATTAGAAAATTTCATGTGTTATGCACATGAAGAATTTGATTTCTTTGATTTAACAAAAATCGCCGCAATGAACGGCAAAGGAAAATCCAGTATTGCTACGGCATACAACTGGTGCTTGTTTAACTGTGATTATGAATTAAAAGATAATCCGGTTGTGCGCCGGGAAGTAGGCGGAAAGCCCGTTGATGATATGGACACCAGTGTTGAAATTGTGCTTGATGTTGACGGAAAAGAAGTAACTATGAAGAAAGTGCAGAAGCGTACCTACAGTAAGGATGGCAGCAGTTATAAGGACGATAACAAATATTTCATCAACGATGTGCCTAAGACATTAAAGGATTTCAACGCGTATCTTGATGTTGATATGAACGTGTTTAAGATGTGCAGTAATGTGAACGCATTTCTTAATCAGAAGCCGGCAGACATGAGAGAATATTTATTCGATTTAGTAGAGGACGTTTCTGATATTGATGTAGCGTGCCAGCAGACCGAATTAGCCGAGTTAGTTCCATTGTTAGGCAAATATACGGCAGAGGAATTACTGGCTATGAATAAGGCTACTAAGGCTAAAACCTCAAAGGATTTGCCTATTCTTGACGGACAGATTAAGGAAAAGGAAAGAGATATTCAGCTCAAACAGGCTATTGATACATCTGACCTTGAATTACAGAAGAACAGCCTTAAAGAGCAGATTGCCGATTGCGTTGCAAAGCAGACCGATAATGACAAGCTGTTATCCGGATATGATAAGGCAAGTACCGATATTATCAATCTTAAATTTGAACTGAATGACATGGGTCGCAAGGCAAATGAAGAAAATTTCAAACAGAGAAGACGGATTGATGATGAAATCGTTGACGTCAAGCGTAAGATTGATGAAATTTCAAGAAGCATTAAAACAGCTAATGATGAAATCGAAAAAGCCAATGCAGTTATTGGCAGATACACGCTTGAATTGCAGGAAGCTAGGGGGACGTGGACGAAATTACATGAAATGCAGTTTGACGAAAATGAAAAAACTTGTCAGATGTGCGGACAGGAGTTGCCGGCAGACAAAGTTGAATTGCTTATTAAAAACTTTGAATCTAAAAAGGCTTCGGCACTCGAAAGCGAAGCTGAAAGGGGCAACAAGATTAAATTTCTTGTGGATTCAGAAAGAGAATCTGTTGCTAAATTGAATGAAGAAATTGCTACACACGAATCCGAAAAAAAAGAACAGGAAGCGAAGTTAAAAGACCTTGAAAGCCAATTAGCGGCACTTCCAGTTGAAATTGATGTAACAGGAACAGATGAATACAAGGCACTTGAACAGCAGATAGCCGAAAAGGAAGAAGCTATGCACAAGGCTAATGACATTTTGGCAATAAAGGCAGAATTAAAGATACAGGAAACGGATTTAAGACAGCAGTTATCATGCTGTGAGAATCAGATTGCTAAATCCGATACTGCCGCAGATGAACAGCGGCTTGAAGAATTGAAGAAAACAAGGCTTGATTCTGAACAGAACAAGGCGAACGCAGAAAAGATTCTTGCATTGCTTGAAGAACTGGACAAAGCAAAGAATGAAATGCTGTCAGAAGCTATTAACAGCCATTTTGAATTAGTTGAATGGCAGTTGTTTGAACTGGCTAAGAATGGAAATTACAAATCAGTTTGCATTCCGAAAATTGACGGCAAGTCGATTCTTACGACCGTGTCAAACAAGGGCAACCGAATTTTGGGTAGAGTTGATATTTGCAAGTCAATTCAGAAAATTAGCGGTATTAGCTGTCCGATTTTCTTGGACGACAGTGAAAGCCTGTCAACCGACAATCAGAAGCGGGTAGCAGGCATGGTTGACAGCCAGTTGATTATGCTGATTGTGAATGACGGCGATAGATTGGAAATTGTGGAGGTATAACATGAATTTATATGTTTACACATTAAATACTTTTTTAGCAATAGACCAAAAGGAATACATATAGAAAAGGTTGAAGCACGAGAAACTCCAAAAACATATATGTGTGATTCATATGGTACAGGGGATACCAGCCGTATAAGAAAGCAGGATATAGGGCTGATTATTAACGGCAGAATAATCTTGACAGAACCTAACTTTGAATATGCAAAAAATAAATTCAAGGAAATGGGCGAAGCAACGATTAGACTGCAAAAAGAAAGATTAGAAAACGCCGAAAATGTATTGAAAATTATTAATGAAAGTGAGGAAAATTAAATGAGTAGAGAATTGGAACTTGCTAGAGAACTTGTAAAAAAGTTAGAAGAAGCAGAAAAGACTAACAAGGTGCAGTTATCGGAATTACAGCCGGGAGAAACGTTTAAAATCGGAGAACATGATTTTATCGTTCTTGAGCAAAACGATTGCAGTGGCACGACAAATGTAATATCTAAAAGCTTTATGGCAAAGGGTATTGTTTTTGACAGCAATACAAGAGATTACAACAAATCTAATCTTAAAAGAGTTATTGAAGAAAACATCCAACCGGTCATTGAATCAGAGATTGGAGCAGGCAACATTATTAAACAGGCGGTTAGCTTAACATCTGTTGATATGCAAGATGAGTTTAAGCCTTGTTATTGCAAGGTAAGACCGATAACATTTGACGAAGCAAGAAAGTATAACAATTTGCTTTTTAATAAAGGATTGGACGATTGGTGGTGGACATGTACGCCTTGGAGTACGGCTGACAGGGGTTGGGAACGTACTGTAGCCGTTGTTTCGCCGTCCGGCGATTTCAACCGCAACGGCTGTTACTGCGACTACGGTGTTCGCCCATTCTGTATCTTAAAATCTAATATCTTTGTATCAAAAGGAGAATGATTATGACATTGACAATGAAAAGTTTACAAGAGCAGATTAATGAATTAAGAAATGAAGTTGCTGTTTTAAAAGCAGTTGAAAAAACAAGAAAGATTCCAGCCGGATTAAGCGCAGGAGATACATTTAAACTTGCTGGGCTTACATGGACAATCCTTGATATTACAGATAAAGGATATATGTGCCTTGCTGACAGATTAGAGGATTCAATGAAATTTGATAGTGAATCAAATAATTGGGTTGGAAGTCAGTTGAGAGAATATCTCAACACAGAATTTATCGAAAAGATTACTAATGAAATAGGAGAAGAAAATATTATTGCATTTAACCGCAATCTTCTTTCGCTTGACGGTCAAGATGAATATGGAAACTGCAAAGACACAGTATCTTTATTGACCGTAGATGACTACCGCAAGTACAGAAGATTTATTCCTAACGCAGATTATTGGTGGTGGCTTATTACACCATGGAGTACACCATGTAGCACTTGTAAAGAAATCGTTGTCGTTGTTTCGCCGTCCGGCAATTTCGGCAGCAACGTCTGTGACTTCGGCGACGGTGTTCGCCCGGCTTGTATCTTTTCCTCTTCAATCTTTGAATCAGAGGACTAGTAAATGGCAGAAACAGATTTATATGTAAAAGAATTATTAGAAAGAGAGGAATAGAGATTATGGCAGAGAATACAGCAGTTGCGGAAAAGAAAGCGTTTACCACCTCTTTAAGTGAGTGGAGCAATACAATGACAGGACTTATTATCAATGATTATAAGGCTGTTGGAATGGATATGGACGATTACGCAAAAGAGTGCGCTATGGAAGCTATGACAAGCATATTTAATCTTGTTAAGAGTGACCCTAAGATTAATATGGGAAATCTTGATACAAGCAATTTAAGGGGCATTGTGAAGCGTTGTGCAAGCCTTAAATTAAATGCGAGTGCATATCCGAGAGAGTGCTATTTTCAGTTGCGAAACGTAAAAATAGGCGTTGACCCGCAGACCGGAAAAGATATTTGGCAGAAACAGGTTGAAATGGGAATTGAGGGTAGCGGCTACGATTCTTTGCTTGCTAATTACGGCAAAGATGTTAAACAGGTATATCCGTACTGGGTAATTAAGGAGGGAGATAAGTACATACCGCCTAAGCACAAGGGACTTACAATTACAGAACCGGAGTGGGAGGAAAATGGACAGTCTGATAAAGCAGTAAGAGTTGTTTATCCTGTTAAATTGGCAGACGGAACAGTTACGTATCTTTCTGCTGACAGAGATAGTGTTAAGGTCAATTTGTTAGCACACGTTAAGCAAAACATAATGAATGAGACTTTTGGCATTTGTGAGGATAGATACCACGCAACACCAAAGCAGAAAGCCGAAATTAAGGCTAAGAAAGACGAGATACTTAATGCTTTAAGAGCGTGCAAGACAGTAGATGAAATGCTTGAATGTGAGCTTGCAAGGCCTTTTATAAGCGGTGCTTGGCTTGATACTCCAGAGAGTATGATACAGAGAAAAATGTGCAACAATGCAACAAGAAAATACCCTAAGAACTATGACCCAATGGCACGGCAGGCACAGGTTGAAATGGACGAAGTATATCAAGCCGCACAGGCTGAAATTGCTGAAAACGCTAATAGAATTGCTTTTGAAGAACCGGACATTGTTGACAGCACAGCCACAGAAGTAACCGAAGAACAGGCAGAAAGCAGTACACTTCCACCGTTTATGCAGGAATAGGAGCAATTATGGAAGATAGATATTTATTTAAAACAAAGCGAAAAGATACCAACGAATGGGCTATCGGAAATTTGATTCACACTTTTACTGGCATGCCTTATATCGTTACAGAATACGACCACATATTGAATTTTATTACTATCGATGAAGTTGACGAACGTACAGTATGCCAATGTACAGGACTAAAAGATAAAAACGGAAATATGATGTACGAAAATGACATTGTAAAAAGAACTGATAAGCCTAAAGCAGGAGAGCCTACAATCGGTATAATTGAATACGATATTGCCAACACAGCGTTCCTTATTCGCTGGATAGACAATCCTAATTATTCGCCGACTTTTCCATGGAAAGAAAAAATTGAAGTTATTGGCAATAAATTTGACAATAAAGATTTATTAGAAAAGGAGTTTTTTGAATGAGAGTAATTTCACAGGACGGTTCAATAGATGTTTCTTATGAAATGGCAGTTGTTTATGTTGAATGCGAAGGTGTTATTGCCAAAGTTGGTGATAAAAGATATGTAATGGGTAGTTATTCAACAGAAAAAAAAGCAGTTAAGGCTATGGAAATACTGAGAAAAGTGTATGAAAATAATGTGTTTTATCATTGCACAGCTAACTCAAAGCGTTTTGAGGAAGTTCAAAGTATTTTGAGTGAGGAGCAATTTCAGAAAGCTACAACCGAGTACTTCCAGTTCCCACAGGACAATGAAATCGAGGTGTGATTATGGCAAAACACACAATGCAGGAATTATATCAATGGCAGGCATTACCGCTGAATATCAAGGTTTTAATGACAGCAGAGAGGGTAAGGAGCTGGGTTGATGAATTTGGCGAAGATGGAGTGTATCTATCATTCAGTGCCGGCAAGGACAGCACAGTTTTAGGACACATAATCAGAGAAGTTTGTGGATATAAAAATATCCCTTTTGTGTTCGTAGATGTGCCGACACAGTATCCAGAGTTAAAGGAGTTTGCACAGACTTTTGATAACCTTGTGATTTTGAAACCCAAGATTTCATTCACGGAAGTTTGTGAAAAGTATGGATTCCCAATGATTAGCAAGGAAGTATCAAACTGTGTAAGTGGTGCGAGAAAATATGTTAAATATCTTGACAGCCAAAAATCTAACAACACAATCTTAACAGACAGACAGACAGACAGACAGACAGACAGACAGACAGACAGACAGACAGACAGACAGACAGACAGACAGACAGACAGACAGACAATTCCATATGCTTGCTATATGGC